ATGGCGACCATCTACAAGATCAACGAGACCGTCAACGTCACGCTGATGACCGGCGCGATCGGCGACGACGACCGCGAGGTCATCGGCACCGAGCAGGCCGAGGTCGTCGGCATCGGCAAGCCGGGCGTGGTGAAGGTCCGCCCGCTCCACGGCGACGACGTGATCGAGGTCCACATCGGTCAGCTCGCCCGCTGAGCTGGGAAGTCGGGGAGGTGTTGACTTCCCCGACTTCATCAGGTAAGTTCGTATTTGTCGGAGGCGGGATGGACCCGCCGGAGCAGGAGCCAGACATGAACCTCGCCGAGGTTTTCGAGAACGCCCTCACCGCCGAGGAGTGGTGGGACGAGTTCAACAGCAACGCCTGCTGCCCCGACTCGATCGTCGCCGCGCGCCGCCTCTGCGGGTGCGGAGGCTCGGCTGCCATCCCCGCAGGTATCAGCCGCCTGCTACTTCGAGACCCCGAGGAGGTCTGATCATGCCCACCCCGTCCCATCGGGCGATCGCGTCGCACGTCATCAACGCGGACAAGCCCATCACCAGCCGGACCGGCGCGAGCCGGGCGGCGAAGGCGCGCCAGACGCTCGCCACCGCCGAGGCGATCCTGTCCGGCAACGGGCAGACCGGCGCGGCGATGTCCTGCCGCGAGGTCATCAACCGCATTAACCGCCAGCTCAAGGTCTACTACGAGGCCGAGCGCGACCGGATGGCGGCGCAGCGATGAAGTGGTCGCGCGAGGGCGACGGCGGGGCCTACACCGCCGGACCGTACCGCGTCGAGCGCGTCGTCGGCTCGACCTGGCGGGCCAGCGGGCCGGGGATGGACCCCGAGGTCAACTGGCGCGGCAAGAACCTGGCCCAGGACGAGTGTCGGCGCGCGTGCGTCCGGCGGCTCCTCGGCGAGGGCCAGGCCGAGACCGAGCCGGTGATCGGCGACGTCGTGGTGGTTCCTGGCACCGCCGTGCGCGGGCACCTGTCGAGCATCCTGACGATCGACCCCGATAATCCGACCTATGTCCTCAAGACCTCGCGCGGCAAGCGCCATTGCCTGCGGCGCGCTGAGTTCGAGGTGGTAATGCCGTGACCGGCCCACTCTGGCTGATCATCGCCGCGACCCTCGCCTGCGTCGGGCTGCACTTCAGCCCGCGCGGCGGGGTCCGCGAGATCATCTTCGCCGTGGCGACGCTGGCCTGCGTCCTGACCATCCCCGCCGGGTACCTGGTGGGCGCATGGTGACCGGGCGGCGCATCGACCCGACCGTCCCGGTCCATCGTCAGCCGACGATGGTCGCCTCGCCGGGCAAGCTGCCCGGCTGCCGCCACTATCACGCCTGGTATTCGTGCCTCAACGGCGTGGAGTGCGCGGGCGCTGGCGGGTGCCGTCGGCTGCTGATCCGCCTGGACGGTCGGCGGCGCTACCGTGGGCGGCATCGGCGCTAGTTCCCCACCCTCGTCGGGTAACATCACCGCCATGACTGACCGCCTCATTTACCTGATCGGCGCGCCCGGCTCCGGCAAGTCCACGCTCATGGCCCGGCTGACCAGCCACCTGGAGCGCGAGCCGCAGACCGGCGGGCCGGTCGCTCACGACCTCCTGCGCTTCCTCGACGGCGTGGTCGCCGGGGCGGAGATCGGACGCCGCCGCGAGCTGTTCGGCGGCACCGACGCGCTGCCCGCCTCGATCATCGAGAAGGCCATCCCCTGGGTCCAGTCGCGCCCCTACGAGCTGCTCCTGGCCGAGGGTGCGCGGCTGGCCAACCAGCGCTTCCTGATGGCGGCGCGCGAGGCGGGCTACGAGGTCCACCTGGCCCACCTCGACCACCCCGACGTCGAGGAGTGGCGCGCCAAGCGCAGCGAGGAGATCGGCAAGGTCCAGGACGCCTCCTGGGTGAAGGGCCGGACCACCGCGAGCGCGAAGCTGGCCGAGCACTTCGTCCGGCATCCTGAGCTGGGCGTCCGCGTCTACAATGGCCATCCCGACCGCCTGATCGAGGAGCTGGAGTCACAACTTGGCTGATGCCGCCTCGCCGTTCGATCCCGAGCGGGTAGCCCGCTGGATCGAGCCAGACGGGCCGGTCCCAGACGTCTGGGGTACCGAAGGCGAGTTCGACAGCGCGAAGGCGGCGCTGATCTTCGAGCAGGCCAAGGACTGGCCACCTGAGCAGATGTCGGCCATGCTCCGCGCGCTGCGAGCCGCCGAGACCCGCGCCCGCGTGAAGAAGGTCTACCAGCATCCCGCCGACATCGCCGCCGCGATCCTGCCCGACTACCGGCTGACCCCGGCCATCGAGCTGATCAGCGAGGCGATCGAGACCGTGCTCCACTCGCCGAAGCAGCTCAACCTACAAATCTCGATGCCGCCCCAGGAGGGCAAGTCGACGCTGGCGGCGCAGTGGACGGTCATCCGCGCGCTTCAGATCAACGCCAACCGCAGGATCATCCTCGCCACCTACGCCGACGCCCTGGCCGAGGCGCACAGCCGGGCCATCCGCAACATCATCGACAGCTACGGCTCCGACGTTACCGACCCGCTGACCGGCCTGCCGGTCGAGGACTTGATCGGCCTCAAGCTCGCCTACGGGGCCAACAAGGTCTCGATGTGGAGCGTCGAGGGCGGCGCGGGCGGTCTGCTCGCCGCCGGTATCGGGTCGACCATCACCGGCATGTCCGCCGACCTGCTGATCGTTGACGACCCCTTCAAGAACAGCCAGGAGGCCGACTCGAAGGCCCACCGCGAGAAGATCGACGCCTGGTTTAGCGCGGTCGCCCGTACCCGCCTCGCGCCCGACGCGAGCATCATTATGATCCAGACCCGTTGGCACCCAGAGGACTTGGCCGGGAAGGTGATCGCGGGCGAGCGCACGCTGGACCGCAGCGAGCGCTCCTGGCGGATAATCAACATCCCGGCGATCGCCGAGAAGGGCATCCGCGACAGCCTGCGCCGCGAGCCGGGCACGCCGATGGTCTCGGCCCGCGACACGCCCGAGGCCAAGCGCAACTTCCCGCTGATCCGTAAGCAGGTCGGCGAGCGCACCTGGTACGCGCTCTATCAGGGCAACCCGACCAACCCGGCGGGCGGTATCTTCCAGCGCGCCTGGTTCGACCCGAGGCTGCCCGGCCCGCCGTCCTTCCCGATCGCCTCGGTGGTCGGCGTCGACCCCGCCGACTCCGGCGAGGGCGACGAGGCGGGCATCATCGGCGGCATGATCAGCGTCGTGGACAAGCGCCCCCAGGTCGCGCTGACCCACGACCGCTCCGGCCAGTACACCTCCGACCAGTGGGCCAAGGTCGCCGTCACGCTGGCCCTGGAGATCGGCGCGCGGGTGCTCGCCGTCGAGGCGTACCAAACCAGCGAGACCTACGTCCAGGTCGTCAGGCGCGCCTACAAGGCCATCCACGACGAGGCGGTGGCCAAGCGCCGGGGCGGCAACCCGCTGACGCCCATCGAGCAGCGAGCGCTGCGCGACATCCCGCCCTTCCAGATCAGGAAGTGGCGCGGCGCGACGAAGGCCGACGCGGTGGCCCGCGCTGGCGGTCTCAGCCAGTCCTTCGAGACCGGGCGGGCCAAGGTCGTGGAGTTCGCGCTGAGCGTTTTCGAGGAGCAGGCAGCCGACTGGCAGGCCGGACAGCACCAGCCCGACCGGGTGGCGGCGGCGATCATCGTCCACGACACGCTCATGGAGCTGGTGAGCGGGCAGATGCACGTCGCCACGCCGCCGACGAAGGCAGCGGCGAAGTCGATCCCGCCGCCTCCGGCCTGGATGCGCCGCAAGATCGGTTAGCTGGCTTCCTTGGCGGCGTGGACCGCTACCTGCAATTATCCAGAATCTAGTTAGTTAGCTGGCAGGGCAGCCGGTACTTCTTCGAGCCGCGCGCCCACTTCGCACCCGGTCCGGCGCGGTAGCGGGCCTCCAGGTAGCCCTTCTTCACCAGCGCCGACAGGACGGCGGAGTGATCGGAGCCGTTGCGCCCGCCGACGTCCATCGGCCTAAACCACTCGCCGACGTCGAAGCCGTGCGCCTTGACCTCGGCCAGCAGCTCGGCCTGACGCGGTGTCAGGTCGGCGGTCACGGGCCGACCTTCGCCATAATCTCCTGGTTCACCTTCGGCACCTGGTCGATCGGCTTCCCGATGTAGCGGCAGCCGACGGCGCAGGCGACCGTCGCGTCGGCCTCGTTGTTGTTGCTGATGTCGGCCTCGCGCCAGCGCTTCTCGGCGGCGAGCATCACGTTGTCCTTGTCGGTGCCCGGCCCCGCGCCCTTGCCCAGGACGTACTTCTTGATCTGCGACGTCCCGACGACGATCAGCGGGATGTCGTGCTTCTCGGCCAGCTCGATGACGCGCCCGAATATCCAGGGCAACACCCAGACGCCCTCGCCCTTGGCGGCGTAGGCCAGCGCCTCCATCGAGATCAGGTCGGGCTTCGGGCGGTCGAGGATTGCGCCCTCGATCTGCGCGACCAGCGCGTTGACGCGGCGCGCCATCGCGCGCTTGCTCTTGTCCTTCGGGTTTGGCCCTGGTGCGCGCACCGTGGCGGTCTCCATGTCCGCCGCCCACATATCGAGGCCCTCGACGGGTCCGCCGTCGTGGATGTCGGCCCGGCAAAGGCCGGTCCCGGTCAGTGAGGTGTCGATCCCGAGGACGCGAGTCATGCCCGGCATGTTACCCGACAACGACGGGGAAGTCCTACACTGACGGGATGAACATCAGCACCGGCCACGCGGTCCTCGTCCTCGTCATCTTCGTGCTCGCCATCGCCCGGCTGACGCGCATCATCAACGCCGACAAGATCGCCGACCCGATACGCCTCTGGCCAGCGGGCAAGGTGCGCGAGGCGACCCTGGCCGGACACGAAGCCCGCGCCCACGGGCGCAGCGCCGAGGCGGCGGTGTACGCGCGCCGCCAGCAGCGCTGGGCGACCGCCTTCGAGTTCGTCCAGTGCCCGTGGTGCGTCGGCTGGTGGTTCGCCCTGGCCGGTGCGATCGTGCCGGTCTGGTTCATCGGCTGGCCCTGGTGGGCGATGTTCCCCGTGGCGCTGGCGACCTCGCACCTCGTCGGCGTGCTGGCGCGCTTCGCCGACACTGACGAGATCGACATCGAGGACGCGGCGGCTGACGCTCAGTAGCACCCAGGCCGGATAACCTGGTCGGCATGGCTTCCTCGCTCCGCGTCGTCCGCCGTCCGAAGGGCAGCGCCCCGCGACGCCGTGCGCTCACGGCAGCCAGCGCGCCGATCACCGACCCGCAGAAGCAACTGAAGTCGACGCTGGTCGGAGCCGGGCGCAACAACTGGCAGCAGGAAGCCTGGGAGCTGTCCGAGGAGATCGGCGAGCTGGGCTATTACGTCAGTTGGCGGGCCAATAGCTGCTCGCGTGCGCCGCTGATCGCGTCGGAGATCGACCCCGACACCGGCCTGCCGACCGGCGGGCTGCCCGAGACCGACAGCGGCGAGCTGACACCCGAGGCGAAGCGCGTCGCGGAGTACGTCCGCGCGATCGCCGACGGCGCGCTCGGCCAGGCGGCGCTGGTGAAGCGCGCCGTGGAGTGCCTGACGATCGTCGGCGAGGTCTACATCGCGGTGCTGGTCCGCGCCATCAACGACCCGCTGACCGGCGAGGCCCGCGCGGTCGTGAAGTGGTACGCGGTGACCTCCGACGAGATCACCCGCAAGACCGGCGAGCAGGCCGAGATCGAGCTGCCCGACGGCACGAAGCACGACTACAACAAGAGCCTGGACTCGCTGATCCGTATCTGGGTGCCGCGCCCCCGCAAGGCCCGCGAGGCGACCAGCCCCGTGCGCGCCTGCCTGGAGCCGCTCCGCGAGATCAAGAGGACCAGCGCCAAGATCAAGCACGCGGCGAAGTCGCGGATGATGAACAACGGCGTCCTTCTGCTGCCCGAGGAGATGAGCCTCCCGGCAGCCGAGCAGCCGATCCCCGAGGGCCTGGCCGACGTGCCGGGCCTGGAGCTGCCGGTCGTGTCGGGCGTGCCCGCCGCCGACCAGTTGGCGACCCAGCTCTACCAGGCCAGCGTCGCCTCGATGGAGGACGAGGACGCACAAACGAGCTTCATCCCCCAGCTCGTCACCGCCAAGGGCGAGCACATCAAGGACGTCAAGCACATCACGTTTGCGTCCGATGTGACCGAGGTCGAGATCAAGACCCGCACCGACGCGATCGTCCGGCTGGCGATGGGCCTCGACGTCAGCCCCGAGCGTCTGCTCGGGATGAGCAAGGGCAATCACTGGAGCGCCTGGGAGATCGCCGACCAGGACGTCCAGCTCCACATCAAGCCGGTCATGGACCTGTTCTGCCAGGCCCTCTATAACGACCTGCTGGCGGGCCTGCTCCGCAAGGACGGGATCGACCCGACGAAGTACATCCTGTGGTACGACGCCAGCAACCTGACGGCTGACCCCGACCTGACCGACGAGGCGATCCAGGCCCACGATCGCGGCGCGATCACCAGCGAGGCGCTGCGCCGACTGCTCAACGTCGGCGAGGACGCGGGCTATGACCTGACGACGATCGAGGGCTGCCAGGTGTTCGCCCAGGACGTCGTGACGAAGAATCCAGAGCTGATCCGCACCTTCGCGCCGCTGCTCGGGCCGGAGATCGCCGAGCTGGACTTCCCCGAGCCTCCGGCCATCGGCCAGGGTCGCGCGCAGCCTGGCGAGGGCCAGGACGACGAGGGCGACGGCGAGGAGGAGCCGGACACCGAGGACGACGCCGACAGCTCCGCCAGCGCGGCGACCAGCGCCCGCGCGGAGTTCCTGGTGGCTCACCGGATGGGCGTCGCCCGCGCGCTCGACCTCGCCGGTAAGCGCCGCCTCAAGGTCAACGACCGCGACCAGAAGGCACGGCTACGGGGCCTGGCCCCGCACGACTACCACCGCGTCATGGGGCCGGTGCGCGCCGCCGAGGTGCCGAAGCTGATCGAGGGCTGGGACGCGGGCCTGGAGGCCGACGTCATGGCTCGCCTGGGCGTCGACACCGACGAGCTGCGCGCGGCTGTCCGGCGCGAGATCGTCGCGCAACTGACGCGCCCGATCATCGACGTGGAGGCTGGCTGATGTGGCCGGAGCGCGGCGAGGCACTGAGCCGGACGCTGGAGGCCGAGGAGGTACTCGCGGCGCTCTACGCGACCGCGCTCGATACCTGGGTGGTTGACGTTGCGCCGCTGGCGCTGCCGAAGCTGACGGCGGCTGCCGGACTGCCTCCCGATCCTGGGGCGATTCCCGAGCAGGCGGGCGTTTTGGATCGGCTCCTCGATGAGCTGATCCTAACGGGCCTGTCAACCCTCTACGCGCTGGCCCTGGTCGAGGCTGTGGAGGGGATGGAGATCGAGGTCGATTGGCCCGATATTGATCTTGACGTCGTGCCCTCGATCCCCCAGAAGGTGCTCGACGTGTTCACCGAGCACACCGAACTGACAACGGATGATGTCACCTCGGCGGTCGGCCTGGTCTACACCGACCCCTTCCTGCGCCAGCAGGCCGAGGACTTCGTGGAGACCCAGCGCGAGCTGGTGCGCTCGACGGCGGCGAAGGTCCAGGGGAAGGTCGAGGCGGCGGCGCGCGACGTCAGCATCGCCGAGGCCCGGCACGCGGCGGAGGACGTCGGCCAGCCCATCATCGAGGTCTACATCGAGCGCCAGCGCGGAGCCGTGGCGGCGGTGCTGACCCCTGGCAGCGAGGAGCTGGCCGAGGTCGCCGAGCTTCAGTCCTTCCAGGCGGCGGGCGTCCAGAACGCGGCGGTGATCCAGGCGGCGGCGCTGAGCGAGGACGTGCTCGACAAGACCTGGATCGCCACCCTGGACGGCAAGACCCGCGACAGCCACTTCGCCGCCGACGGTCAGCGCTCACCCTTGGCCGGTACTTTCACAGTGGGCACGGCTGCGCTGCGCTTCCCCGGCGACCCTGCCGGACCGGCTTCGGAGGTCCGCAATTGTCGGTGTCGCGTCGGCGTGCTCGCGCCCGACGAGGCCATCCCCGACGAGGTGGACCGGCACACTGAGCGCCTCAACGGGCGCGACAGCGTGGCGGTCAACCGCAAGGGCAGCCAGCGCGACGAGATCAACCGCCGCGCAGATCGAGGCGTCGTCCGCGCCCGCGAGGACGAGGACGGCGTAGGCAGAACCGCAGCGGGTGGCTGGACCGCCCCGAGCAGTCAGGAGTACGACATGCCCAAGAGTCCCGCACAGCTCGCCGCCGAGGCGAAGCAGCGCCAGGAGGCGGCAGCCGCCGCAGCGGTGGCCACCCTGGAGAACGACGGCGACGGCGAGGAGTCGACGTCGGAGACCTTCCGCGTGTTCAAGGACCAGCCGATCGCCTTCGTGGGCATCGAGACCTCCGACGGTCGGATGCTGGCGAAGGACATCGAGCTGAGCTTCCGCAACTTCCCGCTGCCGGTCATGTGGTGCGAGAAGTCGGTCGGTGGTCACTACGAGAGCTACACCGTGGGCGTGGTCGAGGGCGCGGCGCTCGACGGCGACACGCTGCGCGGCTCCGGCTACTGGCTCAACGACCAGCACGCCGACGACGCCTTCGAGCCTGCCAGCCACAAGGTCAGCCGCCCCTCGGTCGACCTCGCGGCAACGGAGTGGATTCTGACCGTGGACGGCAAGGAGATCAGCGAGGAGGACTGGTGGGACTTGCCCGAGGACGCGCACGTCGTCCAGACCATCACGAAGGCCGAGCTGATCGGCTTCACGATGGTTGCAACGCCCGCCTTCGGCGACACGATGATCGAGTTCGCGCCCGAGCGCGAGACCCGCGACGTCGCCGTGGTGGCCAGCGCCGCCGCTGAGTTCCGGCCCCGCGTCTACCCGGCGGCTGCCTTCAGCGACCCCGGCCTGGCCGGACCTACCGAGATTCACATGCGCGAGGACGGTCGCATCGTCGGCCACCTCGCTTGCTTCGGGACGTGCCACCGCTCGATCCAGGCCAATTGCGTGATCGCGCCGCGCTCGCCGTCGAGCTATTCGCAGTTCTTGACCTCGCCGTCGGTCGCCCTCGACAACGGCACCCGCCAGCGTGTCGGTCGCCTGACGGTCGGCACCGGGCACGCGCCCGACACGCTGTCCGGCCCCGTGGCGATGGCGCACTACGACAACACCGGGACGTGCTTCGCCCTCGTCAACGTCGGCGAGGACGCCCACGGCATCTGGGTGTCGGGCGTCGCGGCACCGTGGGCCACCGCCGAGCAGATCGAAATGGGCCTCGCGGCTCCGCTGTCCGGCGACTGGCGCGACTTCGGCCAGGGCCTCGACCTGATCGCCGCCCTGGCGGTCAACACGCCCGGCTTCGCCGTGCGCGGTCGTGACGGCGCAGACGGTCGTCCGGCTGCCCTGGTGGCCAGCCTCGGCCCCGCGCCGACGGGCAAGGGCGGGAAGTCCGGCGCGGCGCTGTCCGCCGAGGACATCGCCTCGATCGTCAGCAAGGCGGTGACCGAGGCGCTCGCCGCCCGCGACACCGACGCCGAGATCGACGGGCTGCTCGCGCAGGCTGCCGAGAAGGTCGGCCCGCCGGAGCCGCCCGCGCCCGAGCTGACACCCGACGAGGAGATCGACCAGCTTCTCGCCGACGCGGGTACGGTCGACGCATGATCATCCTCGGCATCATCCTGCTGATCGTGGGCCTGGTCTGGGTGCGTCCGCTCGCTTACGCGGGCGCGCTGCTGATCCTGATCGGCGTCGTGCTGGCCATCGCCGCGCACGGCACCCCGACCGGCTACGGCTACTACTGATGGGCTGCAACTGCGGCGGTGCCCGCGCCAACGCCCAGCAGGGTGGCGACACCCTCGGCTACCGGGCGATCCTGCCCGGCGGCGAGGTGATCCCGCCCGCGACCGAGCCGCCCTACTTCATGGCGGCGGAGGCTATGCGGCATGTCTCGATCGCTCGCGGCGGCACGGTCCGGCGCATCCGCCGGGATGATCCTGATGACGCCTACGCGATCGCTCAGCGGGCCGAGACCGAGCAGCCGGTCCCGATCGACGTCGAGCCGACGGGCAGCGAAGCGCCCCCGCTCCGCGTCGTGAGTTAATCCGCGCGCAAACGAAAAACCGCCCCAGGCCAGCAGGTCTGGGGCGGTCTCGTTGGTCGGCTCAGATGTCCAGCACCTCCTTGCGGTAGGCGAAGAAGCGGTCGATGGCCGGGTTGCTCAGCGCCATCCAGGCGGCGTCGAAGGCCGGGTTAACCCGGTCGTACATCGCGGCACCGCGAGCGCGGGTGGCAGCGTCGATGCCGTTGTCGCGCAGCGCGCGGGCGACCGTGACGTCGGCCTCCAGCTCGATCAGCCGGTCGAAGGTGGCGGTCTCGGTGGCGGTCATGGTGTCCTTCCTCGGCGGGTCCATCCCGCCTCACACCGACTAAGTTACCTGCCGAAGTCGGGGAAGTCAAGCCCGCGCTCGAAGAAGTTTGCACACCCGGTCTCTAGTGTTCGTCAGCAGAGAAGCCCTCGCCCGCGTTGTGTACCGGAGTGCCGATCGCCGCAAGATCAACAGCTTGACCCAGACCGAGGAGATTGCAGTGAGCCTGCCTTCCGCCCGCCATCGCCGGGTGAACATCCTTGCTCGCGCCGTCGGCCAGTTCGCGCACCAGATGCCCGAACAGCTTCCGGAGACCGTCGAGGAGCTGGACGCGCTCCTCAACGCGGCGCGAGCCGAGATCAACGTCATTGCCGCGCGGCGTGCCAACGGGGAGACCCTGACGGGCGCTGACCGCGATCGGCTCAAGTCCATCCTGGGCGACATCGACACCCTCACCTCGGCCCGCGCCGAGGCGGCGACCGCAGCTTCGGCTGGCGAGCCTGCCGACGAGGCCGAGCTGGACGCGCTGCTCGCGCAGGCCCAGGGCGGCACCGAGGGCGGCGAGGGCCAGCCGGAGGGTGAGCCGGAAGGCCAGCCCGAGGGCGAGCCGGAAGGCGGCAACGAGGGCGGCGAAGGCCAGCCCGAGGGCCAGCCCGCCGGACAGGTCCAGGAGCCGGTCATGGCCGGAGCGCCGTCCAACGGTGCCCGCCCCGTGACCTTCGCCGGAGCCGGAGCTGGCGGCGTACCGCCCGCAGCGGTGGCGACGAAGGCCCCCGGCTGGCAGCTCCACCCCGGCGCTCCCGGCTTCAAGGAGGGCATGGGCAAGGTCGGCTTCAAGGAGATCAGCCTGGCCCTGGAGTCGATCCGGCCCGGCAGCCGTGCCGCGATCCGGCCCAATCGTCCGAACAAGACGATGGACGGGCAGGAGTTCGCGCGCCAGGTGGTCTCCACCCTGGAGCGCGAGGTCGAGGTCGTCGGCGACAGCCACGCGCTCGTCGCCGCGATCACCGAGGCCACGAAGTCGCGCAATCTCGCCGAGCCGACCTTCGACAAGCGGGGTAGCCTCGTCGCCGCTGGCGGCTGGTGCGCCCCGTCGGAGCAGCTCTACGACTTCTGCGACGTGCCGGACGCCACCGATCTGGTCTCGCTCCCCGAGATCACGATCAATCGCGGCGGCATCCGCTGGCCCCGCGAGCCTGACCTGTCGGGCATCTTCGAGGACTTCGAGTGGTTCTTCACCGAGCCGGAGCTGGAGGCGACCGACGCCGAAGGCAACCCGACCGCGATCAAGACCTGCGTCGAGGTGCCGTGCCCCGAGGACTTCGATGAAATCCGGCTCAACGCGATGGGCTGGTGCGTCGAGGCGGGCATCCTCCAGGAGCAGGGCTGGCCGGAGCTGGTCGAGTGGTTCATGCGCTCGCTCACCCAGGAGCACATCCGCGCGCTGAGCCGCCGGACGATCCTCAACATGGTGGCCGGGTCGGGTGCGCCGATCGTCATCCCGCCGACCAGCACGCTGGGAGCCGCGCCGTCGGTCCTCAACACGCTGGCGCTGATGGCGACGAACATCCGCCTGAAGCGTGGCCTGGCCCGCAACGCCACGATCGAGGGCGTCGCGCCGTCGTGGTTCCACGAAGTCCTCCGCGCCGACCTCGCCATGCGCGCGGGCGGTATCGAGGTGTTCGCCATCACCGACGCGCAGATCAACAGCGCGCTGGCGGCTCGCAACATCAGCCTCCAGTTCGTCGGCGACTGGCAGACCCGCGCCGCTGGCCTGCCCGGCAACCTGGCCACCCTGGTGTGGCCGGAGACCGTGGACGTCCTGCTCTACCCGGCGGGTACCTGGTTCCGCTCGATGTCGAACGTCATCGAGCTGGGCGTCATGTACCCCAAGGAGCAGCTCCAGGTGAACCGCTTCACGCGGATGTTCACCGAGGACGCCCTCGCGGTCGGCAAGCGCTGCGGCGAGTCGGTCGTGGTGCGTATCCCGCTCGACGTGTCCGGCGCGACCGGGCAGCCCGTGCGGGCGACCAACGTCACCCCGTAAGGGCGGCGCGTAGCTGAGCTGAAGGCGGGCGACGTGGACCAGATCATCCCGAGACTGTCCGCGTCGTCCGCCTTCGTTCATCCCCGATCGAGGAAGATGGAGACATGACCGCACCTGTGCTCGCGCCGTATGTGTTCGACGCTCCGCCGGTAAACCCCGCCCCCAACGGGCTGTTTGCCGCCACCGACTGGCAGCCCGAGGGCGACCAGCGCTGGCTCAACGGCGTGGAGGTACGCGGGACCAGCTTCGGCGGCAAGAACGCCTTCGGCATCTGGCCCAACGACAACTGCGTCTACGGGAGCACGCCGACGCCAGGCCAGAAGAAGGAAGGCGACCGGCCCGAGATCATCCCGCCCTTCGACCCGATCGTGGTCTGGGCCTACGACGAGTGCGACCCGACCGACCCGAGCCGCGCCGAGGTGCGCGCCCGCGCCGCGAACATCCTCCGCCTGGAGGAGCAGACGGCGATCGAGCGCGAGTTTGGCAACCGCCTGCTGGTCGACGCGGGCGTGCTCTGGACTGATGAAGGCTACGAGGCCCGGCCCACCCTCAAGGAGGCGGTGGCATACCTGGAGGGCCAGCTCAGCACGCTGTCCTACCTCCACATCGCCGCCGACCTGCCCGCCCTGGAGGCCGGGCTGTTCACCGGCTCGGGCACCCAGAAGAAGTCGCCCGCCGGTCACACCTGGGTGATCGGGTCCGGCTACGTCGAGGGACTCAACAACACGATCGTCGCCACCAGCCAGCCCTACGGCTGGCGCGATGCGCCGACCGTGCGCGAGGCGCTCGACGCCAAGACCAACACCTTCGCCGCAGTGGCGGAGCGTACCGTCGTCATCGGTTACGAGGCGCTGATCGCCGCCGTGACCATCACACCGTAAGGAGCAGGACATGCCCGAGGGGATCATCGCCACCGACCACGGCGACGGCTTCGTGACGCTGGACTTCGTGGACAAGTCGCTGCGCGGACCGGCGCTGGACGAGCTGGTCAAGCTCGGCGGTGCCGAGACCATCGAGACCATCAGCCGCCGAGGTCCGCGCCGCCAGTACAAGGTGCCGCTGGGCAACGCCGTCGAGCTGGGCCTGGTGGACGACGCGGCGGAGCTTGCACCGCGCGGCGCTGGAGCCAACGAGGACGGCACCGCTCGCGGGGCCTCTGCTGGCGCTGACACGGGCGCAGCGGCGCGGACGAAGGCGTCGGACCCCAACGTCAACAAGGGCAGCGACCAGGCCGACTGGCACACTCCAGTCGCCGAGCACACCTCGGCCAACGCCTACGTCGGCCAGGTGCCCAACGCCCAGGTCTTGCACGGTCGGCCCCAGGTATTCACGGGCGACGCCGACAGCTACGGCGGTCGGTCCGCGCCGGAGAATGAGACCCACCGCGAGCTGATCGACCGCGTGAAGGAGGGCAGCTCGGTGCTCGCCGTCGGCGGCGTCCAGCCCGCGACCGAGGTCGAGCCGCGCGCCCTGACCCCGGTCTCCCAGATCAACGCCAGCCTGAAGTCGCAGACCGGCGCGCTGGGCGACGACCCCGGCGCTCGGCCCGACGCGGGCGGCGAGGCCCTCGGCGACTACAGCACGCCACAGTCGCAGCGTGTCGAGTCGCCCCAGGACGGGCAGACCACCGAGACCCTCGGCCATGTCAGCTCGGTGCCGTCCGGCAGCGAGCGCGTCCAGACCGAGGCCAGCCCCGGCACGACCGAGCCGTCGAGCGAGCCGGAGCCGACCAACGAGCCGGTCAGCAAGCCGGACACCGAGGACGTCGTGGAGTACCCCGAGGGCGAGCCGACCAAGGAGTGGCGGCGCGACGAGCTGGACGCCTACGCGCTGAAGGTCAAGGGCCTCGACACGACCAGCCTCGGCAACAAGACCGAGGTACTCGACGCGATCAAGAACGCGCCGAAGGCGTAATGACCAGTAATGTCTCGGCAGTAGGGTGACGACCGTGAACCGCGAGGATCGACTGGCCCAGGCCGACCGCCTCGCTGCGCGGATGGAGCGCCTGGAGACCTTCGCGCAGGCTGCGACGGTCCTGCTGGGGCTGATCCCGACGGCGTATGGAGTCCTGACGTGGGTGTACGGCACGGAGCTTTGGAACGACAGCCCGATCTATCAGACGGCGCTGATGACCCCAGGAGCGCCGCAGAGCTGGGGCGCGGCGATGATCATCGTCGGCGCGCTCGTCGTCACCTCCGGCTGGCGGAGTCACCAGCGGTGTCTGCTGATCACGACGCTGCTCGCGGCGCGGCTGATGGCGACCTTCATGTCGATGTTCGTGACGGAGTTCATCCAGCACACCGACCGCGAGGGCGCAGCCGCCCCGGCTATGGTCTACGCGGTTTTGTCGATGCTGTTCCTCGCCCGCGCCCGTCTGGCCTGGGCCTCCTTGAAAGGTGGCTGATGGCAGTAAGTCGCCGGGTGGGGTCATGGTTGGCTCACACCCGTTTCGTACCGACCCCGCTCTACCGGCTGATCTTGACGGCGGGCGTCATCAGCTCGCTGCTCCAGTTCATCTACGGCGCGCCGGTATCGGTCGCGGCGGTGAGCGACAGCGCGGCCTTCAACTGGGCCTTCGTCGTGGTCCAGTTCGTCGGCGCGGTGCTGGCCCTGACCGGCCTCTACCTGGTCGAGGGTGAGACCCCGCCGCCCTGGGTGAGCGTCGCTGACGTTGCGCGTGGGCGTGCCGAGATCAACCCCGAGAAGCTCCATCGCTCGCTCAGCATCGAGCTGCTGGGCCTGATCTTCATCCAGACCGTGATCGCCGTCCAGCTCGCGGCGTCGACCCTCGACCAGGGGCGCATCCCGTCGAGCCTGGCTATCTGGGCGCTGGCGGTGTTCTGGGCCTGGTCCTTCATCCGCGACCGGGACATCCTGCGCGCCCTGCGGAAGCTGACACGATGACCGCCGCCCTCGTCCTTCAGATGATCGGCGGGGCGGGTTTTCTGGCAGGCATCGTAGCAATTCTGCACTTCTTCAACACCCGCAAGTCAACCCGCAGTAAGGGCAGCGCCGAGGCTTACCAGGCATATCGGACCTTCGTTGCTGGGGCCTTCGAGGACGCCGCCGGAGTGACCAGTCGCGTGACCGCCGACCGCGACAAGCTCGCCGGTATCCGCGCGACGCTGATCGACCTGGCCCAGGACTTGATCAGCTTCGCCCGGCGCAAGGGCGCGACGCCCGACGAGCTGGAGCCATACCAGGACCGGCTCGACACCGCCCGCGACCGCTAGGTTGCACGGTCCTGGCCTAGTGTCGTGACCAGTCTCGGGAGACTGACCCGGCGCACCGCGCCCGACCCAGGAGGACCGACCAGATGCCTGGCATCCAGCCCGTCAAGGGCCGACGCCTGCGGGCGACGAAGATCAACGGCTGCGGTATGCCCATCGCCGGGCCTCGCAACCGCCTCGTTACCGGCGGCTACGTCAGCCTCACGCTGACCCCGGTGATGCGGGAAGCCACCGACCTGACCCAGGACAACGCCGAGGGCAAGGAATGCTTCTCGGACCGCACCGCACCCGAGCGCCGCTGGTACACCCCGGCGCTGGAGCTGTGCAACGTGAACACGGGTCTGCTGACCATGTTCACCGGCTGGGAGTCCATCCTCGACGCCAACGATCTGCCGGTCGGCTTCCGCGACCAGAAGGAGATCGAGTCGGAGTTTGGCATCGCCCTGGAGCTGTGGACAGCCGGGAAGATGGAGGAGGACTGCGACGAGATTCCGACGACCGACGCGGTGCTCACCCAGACCGGCTCGGGTCGCAGCTACGGCTACTTCCTGTTTGGCGGGACGGAGTGGACGCCCGGCGACATCACGATCGGCGCGACGGTCTCGACCTTCACGCTGACGGGCCGGACGATCGCCCTCCCGTCGTGGGGTCGCGGTCCGTACAACGTCACCCTCAACGCGGACGGCGATCCCGCCCGCCTGCTCCAGCCGACGTCGAAGAAGGAGCACCTCACGGTGTTCCGTACCTACGTCGCGCCGCCGGAGCCGACCGAGGGCAGCGAGCCGGTCGCGTTGGCCACCAACACGATCTTTACCGCGCCCAACTTCTACTACGGCGGACCGGCCAACGAGCCGGAGGCCGACGTCGCACCTCCGCAGGCAGCGTAAGCTCCTCGGCATCAGCGAAGCGGCAACCGCCCCGGTCCTCTGGACCGGGGCGGCTGTCGTTGTGGCGCTCAGCGCCCGCTGGCGCGCATCAGGGCGGCGTTGTCGGCGCGGTCCTGCTCCATGAGGGCCTCGGCGCTGCCTGCCGCCTTCAGGTGCCCGATGGCGGTGTGGATGTTGCCGGACAGGTTGCCGCCGGTCACGTTCATCAGGAAGTGAGCGTGACGCACGACCGCGCCGCGATCGTTGGCGGCGACCGGCATCAGCGCCGCCGCCTGGCGGTCGTGCATCCGGCTGACCGCTTCGTCCGACATGAAGTAGGGCGACGGCTCCAGGACCAGCCCGCCGTCGGCGGTCGGCGTGCCCTCGGCGAGGATCGCCTCGGCGGCGTCGACATCGGGGCGCTCGGTGGCCTTGAAGATTCCAAGGCCCTGCTCGGCGATCACGCGGAGCGCGGCGTCGACAAGGCCCTGCTTGCCCAGCGCGAGGTGAAGTCCTCGCAGGAAGGCGTCGGTCTCCTCGGCGGTCAGCTCGCGGGTGTCGTAGTCGGTCATGGTGTCCTCTCCTCGGCGGGACCATCCCGCCTCTGACAAATAGAAAGTTACCCGACATCGGCAGGCATGTCAACACATCGCCGACACCGCCGCGCGATACCCTGAGCGCGTGACATTCACCTGGCCCGTTGACCAGTCCGGTCTGCCCGAGCTGCCCGCCGTCGGCGACCCGCCCTCGGCGGAGTACATCAAGGCGGCGACCGAGCGCAACGCGGCGCTGAGCCTCGCGGTCCAGATCATGCACCGGCTCAGCGGTCGCCAGTTTGGCCTCGCCGAGCACACCGTCCGGCCATGCCGAGGGCGGCTGCCCGGCCACCACGGCGGCGGTCCCGTGACGAGCTACCTGCTGAGCTGGGAGGGTGACCGCTGGGTCAACTGGGCCTGCGGGTGCGTCGGCGCGTGCAAGCTCACTGGCCCGCGCCAGGTCCACCTCCCCGGCCCCGTCCACAGCGTCACCGAGGTGAAGATCGCGGGCGTCGTGCTCGATCCCGTCGTCTGGGTGGTCGAGGGCAACCTGCTCTACCGGCGCGAGACCACCTGGCCCCCGCAAGACCTCGGGCGTCCGCTCGGCGAGCCGAACACCTGGAGCGTGACCTACAAGCGCGGCATCCAGGTGCCCGCCGGGGTCGACGCACTGACCGGCATCCTGGCCAAGGAGATTCTCAAGGCGATTGCCGACGGCGGGCGCGAGTGCCGACTGCCGCGCACCGTGACGGTCGCCAGCCGCCAGGGGATCACCTACCGCGCCTACGACCCGGCGGTGATCTACAAGACCGGCAAGGTCGGCATTCCCGAGATCGACCTCTGGCTCGCCAGCGTCAACCCGTCGGCCCTGATGTCCGCCCCGAGCGTGATCTGATGCCGTGCAAGACCGACCCCGCCGGACCCGTCATCGACGCGGTGGCCGAGGCGCTGCTCGGGTGGTTCGCACCTAACGAGGAGTGCCCGCCCGCGATCGGCGCGGTGGAGACCGTGCGCTTCCTGGCCGGTGACTCCATCCCGCTGTCGGCGTGGAATAGCGTTGCGGGCTGCGACAATCCCTTCGCCTGGCTGCGCGTCATGTCGCGCTACCGCTCCTCGACCTTCCCGACGCCGACGACCGCGACCAACCCCTGCGGGCTGCCTCGCGTCGTGGCCATCGAGGTGGGCGTCGCGTGGTGCGCGGTGACCGACCAGGAGCCGCGCTGGGACGACTGGGCAGCCGAGGCGGCGAAGTCGCTCGATACCTCCTGGCGGCTGGAGGAGGCCCTCTGCGCCGCCTCGAAGAAGCTCGACCTGGCCGAGGAGCAGCGGCAAGTCGGGACCAGCACCCTGACCCCGTATGGTCCAGACGGGGATGCCATCGCCTGGACCGGCATCATCTACGCGAGCTTGTGAGGAGCAGATCATGGCCAAGGTAACCATCGAGGGCAGCCTGTCGCCGAGCGCGTACCTGGCACGCGGCGAGCGCCGCGAAGTCCAGCGCGACGAGCACGTCGAGAACCTGATCCGGCTGGGCTTCGTCAACGTCGTGGACGAGGACGGCGACGTCGAGCCTGCGCCGCTGCCGGAGCCGGTCAAGGCCCCGAGCAAGAGCGCGAGCCGCGACGACTGGGCGGAGTTCCTCGCCAAGTACACCGACATCGTGACCGAGGGCAAGAACCGCGACGCCCTCCAGGCCGAATACGACGAGTGGCTGGAGACCCACGACCTCCCCGCTGCTGACGCGGAGTAACCCGTGGCGCGCGTCCGCGCTCGGGTCGAGATCAACGAGCCAGCCCTGGAGCGCGAGTCGGGCGCGGAGCTGCGGCGCTTCCACCGCTCACTGACCCGGCGCATCGCCAACCAGGCCCGCGCCGACGTCCCGGTCCGCACCGGCAACCTGGGCCGGATGATGGCCGAGCAGCAGCAGGTCTATACGCCCTTCCACGTCAGCGGCGGCGTCGAGAACAACGCCGACTACGCCGCGCCGGTCCACGAAGGCAGCCGACCGCACAGGATCACCGCTCGCAACGCCGAGGCGCTCCACTTCTTCTGGCACGGGCGCGAGGTGTTCCGGCGCTCGGTGTGGCACCCAGGCACCCGCAGCAGGCCCTTCCTGCGCAACGCCGCCCGCCGCGTCGCGGGCAGCGACCCTCGCATCCGCATGTCGTAGTTCCCCGCCCCTGTCGGGTATGCTCGCGCCGGAGACCTACTCACGACCTCGGGAGCAATTCATGGCGCGGACCTTCGGCGAAAACGGCAAGCTCGGCGTGGCAGGCGGTGCCGCCCCCGACGAGGAGCAGCTCCAGCCGCCCGCCGACCTCACGGTCCCGAGCACCGACGAGAGCGAGCACACCGACGAGGACGCGCGCATCGAGGCGGCGATCGCCGAGGCGGCGACCGACGAGGACATCCTCAAGCCGGAGCCGGAGCCGGGCGTCAAGGTCGAGACCCCCGAGGTCATCGAGAAGCCGAAGCCGACGAGCACCGAGGTGGCCCAGGTCGACATCGAGCCAGGGACCGCGATCGCCGCCGTCGAGCGCTTCGACGTCACGAAGTCCGGCGAGGCGTGGCCCTACGACATGCTGGAGTTTAAGGGCGACCTGCTCGGCGTCCGGCTGCCCGACCGCAAGGCCCTGGCGGCGTTCTCGCTGGCCAGCTCGAAGTACGTCAAGCTGGAGGTGAAGAACGACCTCACGGGTCTGTTCATCGCCCGCCACCTGTCGCCGGAGTCCTACGGTCGCGTGTTCTCGCGCCTGATGGACCCCGACGAGGAGAGCTACGACGTCGAGACCGTCGGCGAGCTGTTCAACGCCGTTGTCACCGCCTCGCTGGAGGCCGACAAGGACGCAGCTAAGGGCAACGACGCGGGGTAATCGCGCCCTACTGCGATAGCCTGACCTGGTGACAGACGTCGGCAAGATCAGTCTCGGCGTCGAGATTGACGCCAGCGATCTGTCGGCGCGCCTCGGCGAAGCGGTGCGCCGCGCTATCGCCCCCGCACTGGCCGAGGTCCAGCGTCAGCTCAACGACACGCAACGCGAGTACGCCGAGACCGGGCGCGCCAGCGAGAAGTCCGCCGCCGTCCAGGCTGCCGGAGCGCGCGAGGTCGCCCGCCAGGTAGCCCAGATCGGCAACGAGCAGGCCAAGACCGCTGCCAAGACCCAGGCGGCGGGCGCGGTGACCACCCGCCAGATCAACGCGATTACGCGCGCCTACGACCGCCAGACGGCGGCGATCCTCAAGAACACCGCCGCGCGGACCGCAAACGCCGCTGCGCCGACGGGAGGCCCTCCCGGCGGTGGTACGTCCGGCGGAGGCGGCGGAGGCCCTCCTCGGCGTCCTGGAGCCGCTGGCGACCTATTCACGGGCCAGGGCGGCGGCTCGCGCTTCATCACCTCGCCGGTCGGCCTCAACCTCGCCGCGCTCGGCATCGGCTCGCTGCCCGCTGCGGCGACCGCGATCACCCAGGTGGTCGGCGGCATCCAGCAGCTCGCGCAGGCGGGCCTCGCGCTGCCCGGCATCTACGCCACCGCTGGCGCGTCGGTCGGCGCGCTGGTGCTCGGGCTGAAGGGTGTTGGCGAGGCCACCTCCACGCTGTCCGAGGCGCTCAAGACCGGCGACCCGAAGGACTTGGAGAAGGCGAAGGAGGCGATGGAGGACATGGCCCCCGCCGGGGTCGCCCTCGCCGAAGTCCTCGCCAAGCTCAACCGAGGCCCGTTGCTGGAGTTCCGCAAGTCGATGCAGGAGCGCACGCTCGCGGGCTTCGACCGCGACGTCCAGGGCCTCGCCGACAAGGCGCTGCCTCGGCTGTCCGGCTCGATGGGCCGGGTCGCCGACGGGTGGAATAGCACCCTCAAGGCCCTGACCACCAGCCTGGGGTCCGAGCGCAACCTGTCGCTGATGGATCGCATTCTGGGCAACACCGCGACCAGCCAGCAGAAGATGAGCGCGGTCGTGGACCCGCTCGTCCACGCCGTCGGCACGCTCACCGCTGCCGGGTCCGACGCGGTGCCGCGTCTGGTCGACGGGCTGGCCAAGGGCGCGGAGCGCTTCGACGCCTGGATCACCCGCGTGGACGCCGACGGGCGGCTCGGGAAGTGGATCAACGACGGCATCACCGGGATGCGCCAACTGGCAGAGTCCGGCCTCAACCTGGTGAAGGTCGTCACGAACATCACGAAGGCAGCCGGGGCCGATCAAGGCGGCTTCCTGCGGTGGCTGGAGGAGGCTACCGGCAAGCTGGAGCGCATCACGGGCGGGGCCAAGGGCCAGGCAGCCATGCGCGAGTTCTTCCGCGAGGGTGGCGAGCAGGCCCGCCAGTGGCTCCCCATCCTGGAGAACCTCGCCGAGCTGCTCAAGACCGTCTACGAGGCGAGCAAGGACTGGACGGGCGTCCTGCTCCCGGCGCTGCGCGCGATCACCGAGGTGCTGACCGCGATCCCCGGCCTGACCCAGGCGGTGCTCGTCGGCTTCCTCGCGTGGAAGTCCATCAACACGATCACCTCGCTGGCCAACAGCGTGCGCAATCTCGGCTCCGGCCTCGACGCCATCCCGGCGAAGGCGGACAAGGCCAACCGCGCCGTCGGCGGCAAGGGCGGCAAGGGTGGCGGCGTCATGGGCGCGCTCACCGGCAACCGCGCAATCGCGGGCGTGTCGCTGCTGACGTCCGGCATCATCGGCCAGGCCACCTCCGGCCAGGAGGACAAGCTCGCCCAGGGCCTCAACGCCGCCGCGACCGTCGGCGGCGGTGCGCTGACCGGCGCGGCGATCGGCTCGGTCATCCCCGGCATCGGGACGGCGATCGGCGCGGGCGCAGGCGCGGCGGTGGGCGGCGTCATCGCGGGCATCAACTACCTGCTCGCCGACAACAAGACCGCCCAGGACGCGGCGGCAGCGTCGGCGGAGAAGCTCGCGCAGGCCAACGAGCGCAGCCACTCCGCGATGGAGCTGATGAGCCAGGCGACCAAGACCGCCAGCGACGCGCTGCTCGGGTCGGCGGGTGCCTTCGACGCCTCCTCGATCGGCGCAGTCGGCGACGTCATCAGCCAGATTCCCGACAAGCTGGCCAACCGCCTGCCCGAGGATCAGGTCAAGCGCGTGGCCGAGATCATGTCCGGCCTGAATATGACGACCGAGCAGATGGCGACGACCGTCACCGGCTCCGCGCCCCAGTTCGACGCGCTCATTGGACGGCTCACCGCGATGGGCGAGCCGGGCCGGGTGCTGGCCGAGCAACTGACCAGCGTCCGCAACGAAATGCTCGGGATCGCCGAGGACGCGACCACCGCCGCGCCGCTGCTCCAGACGCTCGCCGATACCGGCTTCGGGTCGGTCCAGCAGGCGGCGGTCGGTGTGACCAACGCCTTCTCGGCGGTGCCCTCCGACGTGCCGATCAACGTCAGCGCGCCGGGCGGTCAGGCGGTCTACGACATCCTGGTCCAGCTCGGGCAGCAGGTCCACATCGACAACGACAAGACGATCCGCGTCGATGCGCCCCTCGCGCCCGAGGTGCTGGAGCAGTTGCGCGCCCTCGGCTATGAGGTCAAGACCAACAACGACAAGACGATCACGGTCCGCATGGACCAGCAGACCTACATCGACACGATGGCCAAGCTGGGCGACGTCGGTCGTGCCTACCGCGAGCTGTTCGACCAGTCGATGGGCCTGCCCGCGCCGCCTGCGCCGAACAACCCGCAGAACCTCACCGACCTGATGCTGCCGCCCGGCCCGCCGAAGGCGACCGGCGGCGTGCTGCCGGGGTACAGCGTCGGCAAGGACAACATGCTGGTACCGCTCGCGGGCGGCGAGGGGATCATCATCCCCGAGGCGATGCGCTACTTGGGCAGCGATTGGCTCTACAACCTCAACAGCAGCTTCCGGCCCGGCATCAGCCGCCAGGGCTACCAGGGCGGCGGCGTCCATATGGGCACGGGCGCGCTGCCCGGCGACCCCAACGCCAAGACGACCGAGGAGCTGCTCGCCGACATCAAGGCGCTGCTCGAAGGACGCGGCACCGGCAACCCGCTGGCGATCAGCGCGACCGGCATCGAGCAGATGTCGAAGGCGCTCGGCAATGCCCAGATGCCCGGTCAGCAGATGGGGCCATTCGGGACGCCGATCAAGCCCCGCGATCGCGGCTACGAGATGGCGGCGGCTGCGCTCCAGGCGCTCGGCGCGGACCCCGAGAAGTGGATCGGGCAAGACCCCGTTGCCTACCGCGAGGAGCAGTGGAAGCAGCAGGTCCAGACGATGCAGGACCAGCTCAAGCTGCGCAGCGACGCGCTCACCCAGGCGGGCACCCAGTCGCTCAGCGGCTCGACGCTCACCTCGTCGGCGGGCGGTCTCAACTGGGACGCGCTCGCGGCCAAGGAGTCCGGCGGCAACTGGGCGATCAACACCGGCAACGGGTACTTCGGCGGTCTCCAGTTCGACCAGTCCACCTGGGACGCCTACAAGCCACCCGGCGCTCCGGCGCGGGCCGACCTGGCGACCAAGGAGCAGCAGATCATGGCTGCCCAGAACGCCATGAAGGACCGGGGCGGTGCCCAGTCGTTGTGGCCCCAGAACTACGGCGAGCTGAGCAAGCCCGGCGCGGGCATCACCGTGTCCGGCGGCAGCTCGCGCGGCGGACCGAAGGGCAGCAAGTCCGGCCTCCAGCCCGCAGCGTCGAACCTGTTCGACGTCATCCGGCAATACTTCCCGCAGATCGGCGAGATTGGCGGCGTGCGCCAGGACGCGCTGCCCTACCACCCGAGCGGTCGGGCGCTCGACATTATGATCCCCGGCGCGGGCGGTCTCAACGATCCGACGCCGCCGGAGGGCAAGGCCCTGGGTGATCAGATTTACGCCTTCCTGATGGCCAACGCCGAGCAGCTCGGCATCGACCGCTCGGGCACCCTCTGGCAGCAGAAGGACCACTACAACCACATCCACGCCCAGGTGCTCGACGGCGTGCAGCAGTTCACCCAGGCGGGCCTGAGCGCGCCGGGCATGACCGGCGGGCTGTCCGGCAGCTCGATGGCGGCTGGCGGTGTCCAGCAGGTCTACGTCGTCAACTGGCCGGGCCAGCAGGGCGGGCCGGGTATGCCGCCAGGCGGCGACGCGCTGCTCGGTGGACTGACCCAGGGCGCGAAGGACGCGGCGGGCAACGTCATCAGCGACGTGATGGGCGGGGCCACGGGTGCCTTCCTCACGCCCGAGGACGAGCGGATGCCCGACGCCGAGCTGGGTCGGCTGATCCGCGAGCGCAACCCGATGGCGCTCGCCGCCGCGCTCGGCTTCAACGTCCAGGACTTCACCCGCCAGGGCGGGCAGACCGGCGAGATCATGGGCAACGAGGGGCCGGGGTACGACGCCAGCGGGCGGCTGTTCTCCGACACCGGGGCGCTCATGGACCGCACCATGACGAGCCTCAACCAGCAGCTCCAGGCGATGCGCGAGCAGTTGGTCGACGTCATCACCCAGGTCCAGGATCGCCTCCAGGAGCAAGCGCTGGAGCCGGTCGTGAAGGCGGGCGTCCAGTCCGCCCTCGAAAGCCTCAAGGACAGCGTGTCGACGGCGATTGGCACCGCGCTGGGTAACGCCGCCGCGCCCCCGATCGCCGAGGCGGTCAGCAGCGCGGTGTCGCAGCTTCCGATCGACCAGTCCGGCGCGGGCGGCACCGGCAACGCGGCGGCGGGTCTGGTGACCGGCCCGCTGGCGGCAGGCTTCGCGGGCGGCGGTCCCGTGTCCGGCGGCATCGCTGGCAAGGACAGCGTGCCCGCGCTGCTGATGCCGGGCGAGTTCGTGCTCGATACCGGCGACGTCGCGCGCCTCGGTGGCCACCATGCGATCGAGTCGATGCGTCGGCGCGGCTTCCGCCGGTACGCCACGGGCGGCGGCGTCATCGGTAACGACACCGTGGGCGCGGAGTTCTTCGGCGTGTCCGAGGTGCCGATCATCAGCACGATCGTCAACCTGCTCGTCCGCGTGCTGCTGAAGGTCATCGGCGTGGAGATCGAGGTCCGCGACACGCTCAACGAAATGACCAACGACTTCCGCAGCTTCCGAGGCGACGCCTTCAAGGCGTTTGACGCCCAGGGCCGACTGCTCAACGACACCTCGGGCCTGATCGAGCGCAGCCAGTCGAGCGAGGAGACCGCAGCGGCGGAGCGTATCCGCATCCTGAAGATCGTCATCCAGGCGATCATCAAGTACCTGATCGAGAAGGTGATCGTCCCGATTATGAAGGCGGTCGCCAACAGTGCGATCCAGGCCGGGGCGAGCGCGGCGGGCGCGGCGGTCAACACCCAGGCACCGGGCGCGGGCGGCATCGTCAGCTCGTTGATCAGCTCGGCGGGCCAGGCGGGCGTCGAGATCGCCGCCGAGGTCGGGACCGACTTCGCGCTGGCCATCAGCGAGACCCTGATCGCAATGGTGGCCGAGGGCTTCCAGTCGATGTTTCCCGACCTGATGACGGGTATCTTCTCCGGCGGCGCGGTCGAGGGTGCCATCGCCGGACCGCTCGGCAATGCCCTGGGCGGGCTGCTGGGCGGCATCATCGGCGTGTTCACCGGAGCCTTCGGCGGCGCGTCGACCGTCATCCCCGGCATCCCGTTCGACAACGGCGGGCTGGCCAACGACGAGGGCTGGATGCTCAAGGCGACCAAGGAGCCGGAGCTGGTCATGTCGCCGACCGAGACCGACCTCTTTACCCGCTTCGTCGGCGCGCTGGAGCGTGGCGGCTTCGGCAGCAACCGCACCGAGGTGCGAGCGCCCATTACCATCATCGGAGGTGGGCGTGAGACCGCCGAGCAGGTCGAGAACCGACTACTGAAGCTGATGCCGTAAGGAGACCCCGTGGCGTTTCGTGGCTACTTCGCCCTCGATGGGGTCGAGATCGCCAACAGCAGCCGCGTCGTGTCGCACATCGGCGCAGAGGTGCCGACCAACGACCTCGGGCTGATGACCGCGCCCGGCGACTGCTCGGTCGACATGATCGCGCCCGACCGCCTGCTGGCCCCGCTGGGCCAGGGCGAGGTGCCCGTCGAGGCCGGTCGACTGCTCGGCACGCCGCCCAACGGCTCGCGGCTCTACGGGCCGGGCCTCGCGCTCGTCGGCGACTGCTGGGATACGTCCAACCTCTGCTTCGGCTGCCGGTCCTCGATCGAGTACGACGACAGTTGGACCGGCTTGCCGGACTTCCTCGATGATCACATCTACCGCCCCGAGCTGGCCCCGTGGGCGACCTCGCGGCTGCCGGAGTCGCTGGAGTTTGGCGGCGTCTGGGTGCTCGACGTCAAGGGCCTCGACGTCACGCCGACGAGCCGCGACGTCACCGAGAACGCGGGCGACGGCGGCGCGCCCGGCCCGTCGCGGGTGCCGAGCCGCAAGGTGTCCTTCGACGCCCTCCTGGTCGCCTGTACCAACGCGGGGCTGACCTATGGCCTCCAGTGGCTCGCAACCCAGCTCCGGTCCACCGAGGGGCGTAGGGACGCCGTTCTGCGCTACCTGGCGGCGCATCCCGAGCACTCCGACGTCGACCCGGCCAGCCTGGTGCGCGAGGTCCACGGCGTCATCCTGAGCCAGGAGCCACAGATCAGCGAGCTGATGAACACGACGCGCGGCGAGCACAGCCAGGCGACGATGGCCCGCGTCACCTGGGAGCTGACGGTCACCCGTCCGCACGCCTACAGCCCGCCCGTGGAGGTGCCGGTGATGTGGGATGAGATCACCGTCGAGCCGATCAAGTTCGTCCACGCCGCCGACTGCAAGAAGCCATATAGCTGCGAGCCGATGCCTGCGCTGTTCGCGCGCAACTGCCAGGTCGAGCGCATCGAGGTGGTCACCTCGCCGCCTCCGAATTGCGGCGGGTGCCTGCCGGTCTGCGCGGTGGCCAGCCACATCTTCAGGGTGCCGACCTTCGACTACCCGCTGCGCTCGCGCGAGACCGTGGCCAGCCTGGCGATCCGCAACACCTCGCCGCGCGACCTGACGATCCAGGGCTACTGGCGGCGGTGCAACTTCCGCAGCGATTGCGACGACCAGCGCTTCCCGATCCAGGTCAACGAGCTGCCGCCGTCCGGCGAGCTGATCCTCGACGGGGTGGGTCGGAGCTACTGGGTCAACCTCGGCGGGCGCAAGCGCCGCCCCTTCGGGATCGTGGGCACGCCGACCGGCGCGCCGTGGCGTCCGGCCATCATCGACCGCTCCCTCTGCTGGGAGTTCGTCATCGTCACCGACGGGATGGCGACCTTCGAGGTCGACATGACGCTGCGCGACCGCGAGGCGTAGGCCGATGACGGTCGTCACCGATAACCAGATCGTCAGCCTTCACACCGCCAGCGGCGTGCAATGGCTCGACTTCACGCCCGAGAACTACACCAGTTGCTCCTGGGGCCGGAAGCAGCGCGATGCGTCGAGCTGCGATCTGGTGCTGCCGCCCGGCGACGACGCGGTGGCCCTCTACGAGCGCATCGCCCAGTGGCGCGACTGGCTCAGTGTCTACGACGGCGACGTCGGGACGCTGCTCTGGTCCGGCCCCATCCAGCAGACCCGGCGCGGTCGGCGCGGGCTGTCGATCAACGCCAAGGACCACGGGGCCTACCTGCTGCGCACCCGTAATCCGATCACCCGGCGCTGGGATGGCGCGGACCCCTCGGCGGTGGCCGGGCGGCTGTGGGAGGCGATGGTCGAGGCCCAGGGCCTCACGTCGCGCGTGATCATCAACCCCGACCCCGAGGGCGACCGCTACGACTTCCAGGTGCTCACCGACGAGCAGATGCTCGACCAGACGATCCGCGACCTGGTGAACCTCGGGCTGAAGTGGACCGTGGTCAGCAACACCGCCATCATCGGCCCGCTCGGGCTGGAGCCGATCGCCACGCTGAGCGAGGACGACTTCCAGGGTGACGGGCTGGAGTTCATCCGCGACGGCAGCCAGACCTTCAACGACGTGCTGGTGCGCGGGCCGGACAACCTCGCGCGGGCGACCGTCGACTACTACGGGCAGAACCTCCAGACGATCGCCAACGTCGACTCGATGTTTGGCGTGTCCAACGTGAGCAAGGCGGCGCAGCAGTACGTCGGCCACACCGGCAAGGTCCGCACGCGCCTGGAGCTGGCGGCGGGCACCGAGCTGTCGCCGGACGCGCCGGTCTCGATCGAGGAGCTGATGCCCGCGACCCGCTTCGTGATCGAGGGCGACGGCGTGCGCCAGCTATTCGAGCTGACCGCTGTCGACGTCGACCGCAGCTCGCGGGGCGCTAGCGTGAAGGTCACGATGGAGTCGGTCGAGGAGGACATCGAGCTGCTGGACACGAAGGACCAGCCAGTGATGACGCTGGGAGGTCAGACCCTATGACGATCGCGCTGCCGGGCCGGGCACCGGCCAACGATCAAGAGCTGATCCGGTCCTTCCACGATCGCATCCGCGCCCTGGAGCACGCCCGCACGCTGCGGGTCGGCCCCTGGGTGCTGGCGACCGACGCACTGACCGGCAACCTGGTGGCCAGCCGCCCCGGCCAGACCGTCCTGATCGACGGCGAGGGCGCGACCGAGGTCGAGCCGCAGTCCATCAACCTGTCGAAGCTGTCCAACTACGTCACGACCTCCCAGCTCGATGACGCGCTCGCGGGCATCGGCGGCGGTGGTCTGCCCGACCTCGGCGAGATCGCGGAGTCGCTGTGGTCGAGCCTCTACGAGCAGCTCACCGGCCTGCTCAACCCGACCAACGCCCTCGCGGCGCTGGCTAACTTCTTCAAGCTGGAGCTGGGCGCGCCGATCACCAGCGACCGGCTGCCGCTGATCCCGCTGTCGCACATCCGCAACGTCAATCCCAACCTGCTGGTCGACGGCTCCTTCGATGACGAGCGCACCCTCCTGGGCTTCCCAGATTGGGACTACGACGAGGCCGACGGCAAGAGCCGCCCCGGCTGCGCCTACACGATCGCCGACGGGTCGACGCACGTCCTGCGGTCCAACGTGATCGAGGTCGGCACCGACGACAAGATCGACTTCGAGGTCTGGACGAAGTGGATCGACCTGACCATGAGCGGGTCGTTGCCCATCAAGCTGTCGGTGGCCAGCTACCAGAAGGCGGCGGTCCCTGGTGGCCAGCCGACGCTGATCGGCGGCGGGCCGGTCGTGCTGGCCCAGGGCGGCGCAACGGGCAGCAGCGCGGGCTGGGTGAAGCTGTCGGCGACGAACTGGGCACCGCCCGCCGGGGCCGACTTCATCCTCCTGGAGCTGACCGTCGCCGCCACCGCGACCAGCGGCGCGGTGAAGTTTGACGACGGCATCGTGCGCAAGACCGGCTCGCTGCCGCAGGGCTATGTCGACGGGCTGGTCTCGGCGCTGGCCCAGATCAACGCGCGCATCCAGGAGATTCTCAACAAGGCATGGGACGCGGTTTTCGGCGACGACGAGGGGATCATCGACCGCACCGCCGACGAGCTGGCGCTCGCGCTCAAGAACATCCCCGGCGCGAACGTCGTCGGCGTCGGCGCGGCGACGATGGTCGACACCATTACCGACATCCTCGATAACGTCTGGCGCGGCTTCACCCGCCAGGGCGGCAGCGGGAAGTCGATCGCCGACGTCGCCAACGCGGCGACCAACGCCGCCGACACCGCCGACACCGGCCTGGAGGTCGGCGAGTGGAATAACGCGGTGATCGGCATCCGCGACAACACGCCGCTGGGGATGGGCACCGACCCGACGGCGGTCTCGATGTTCGACCGCCCGCAGGCGTCGCCGTCGACCGGCGACCTGCCCTTCATCAGCGTGACCAGCGCGGCGGTCCCGCTGGCCTTCTGGGTCTCGCCCAACGACGCGAAGCGCGGCTCGATCCAGTGGGTCGGGCGGGGCCTGACCAACGTCACCGCGCTCTACCTCGACTTCTACGCGGTCAACAAGGAGACCCAGACGGTCACCTTGCTGCACTCCAGCCCCGACCAGGTGCCCAAGCTCACCGCCAACTGGCAGAACCTCCGCTATGACATGGCCACGCCGCTGCGCGTCGACACCGCTCACGGCGATCTGCTCGCCGTCGGCTTCCGCGTCACCGGCACCGGGTCGCACCAGGTCGCTGCCCGCCTCGATAACGCGACCTGGCCCGCCGACGCGGCGGCGATCCCGCGCCGCCCGAGCGCTCAGCGCGTCGGTGTCGGCAATACGACCCTCGGGGCGCTCACCTGGTCCGGCGACACGCCCTGGATCGCCCTGGGCATCGTGGAGGGCGACGTCGCGCCGCCGTACTTCGCACCGCGCACCCAGCAGATCGGTGCCGCCGGGGCCTGGGCCTACGAGATTCCGACCTGGGCCAACTTCGTGGACGTCATCAAGCTGGGCGATGGCGGCGGCGGTGCTGGCGGCAACGGCGGCGTCGGCATCGCTGGCGAGGGCGGCGACGCGGGCCAGTGGCACGCCGAGACCCTCCAGCGCGGCGTCCACTTCCCGAGCGCGGGCGCGACGCTGACCGGCCTGATTGGCGCGGGCGGCAACGCGGGCGCGCGTGAGTCCAACGGCGGCAACGGCTCCGGCACGACCCGCGCGGCGATCGCTGGCGGCGCGGCGGCGACGCTGGCAGCGGGCGGCGGTGGCGGCACGGGCGAGGGCACCGATGGGGATTACATCTATGGCGACTCGCCGGGCAACTTCGTCTATCGCGGCGTGACCTACTTCGGCGGCAGCCGGGCGGTCGGCGGCAACGGCAACGGCGCGGCGGGTCAGCCTCCCGGCGGTGGCGGCGGTGGCGGTCAAGGCGGCTTCTACACCGTGGCCTGGCCCGGCGGTAAGGGCGGGCGCGGCGACGTCTGGATCGTGGCGAGGCAAAGCTGATGCCGGTCGGCTGGTTCCCAGACGCGGATATGTCGCCGGGGTTGATCATCCCCGGCTGGTGGGCTGTGCTCACGATCGACCCGCGCGAGGTCGCCGACCCCGTGCAGTCCGCCACCCTGATGACGGTCAAGGCGACCGCCGTCGCGCAGCTCGCTGCCGCCACCCAGTCGGCGGTCCTGCGCAAGATCGCCGTGATGAGCTTCGCGGAGTTCGCCGACCCGGTGAACCTCGCGGCGCTGGCCAAGATCGCCAAGGTCCAGCTCGCCAACGTCAGCGCGTCGACCCAGGCGCTCGGCCTGGCCAAGGTGATGGGGATCGCCCTCGCGTCCGGCGCGGTGCCCGCCACCCAGTCCGCCGCGCTGGCGCGCATCAGCCCGATCCAGGTCGTCCGCACCGCGCCGAGCTTCCAGCAGGTCGGCCAGATTTACATCGGCGCGCTGAGCGTTGCGCGGATGGTCCCGAGCAGCCAGACCGGCAGCCTCGCGGGCATTTACACCCTGACGCTGGCCAACGCGGGCATCGCCAGCTCGCTGCTCGGCATCGAGCTGATCAGCGCCTTCACGCCCGTGACCCAGACCGACATCGTGCTCAGCGGGCAGTCCTTCCCCGTCGGCGCTCACGGCGTCTGGGTCGAGGTCGCCGGGGCGGGCGGCTCCGGCGGCGGCGCGGGCATCCGAGGCAGCACGGGCACCGGCAACGGCGGCGGCGGTGGCCAGGGCGGCGGACGCTGCCGGGTCTACGTCCCGTCGGAGCTATTCGGGTCCACCTGGTCGATCACGCGCGGCGCGGGCGGCACCGACAACCGCGCCCAGGGCACCCTCGGCGTTGCGGGCGGTGACACCGTTTTCTCGATCGACGGCGTGCCGGTCGTCTGGGCCAACGGCGGGCAAGGCGGCGGCACGACAACCAACCCCTTCGGCGGCAGCACGGGCGGAGCCGTCGGCGCGATCGGCGGCACCACGACCGACTTCGCCGAGAACGGCGGGCCGGGTCAGGCGGGTGCGACGGCGGCGGGCCACCTCCCCGACAACACCGCCAACACGACCTACGCGGGGCCGGGCGGTGGCGGCGGCGGTGCCAACAAGTCGAGCGCCTACAACGGCGGCAACGGCGCATCGTCGCCGTATGTGGCGGGCGGCGCGAACGGCAACCCCGGCGGCAGCCCCGCGTCGGCCAGCCCCAACCCTGGCGGTGGCGGCGGTGGCGGTAATGCCGGGTCGGGCTTCGGTGCCAACGGTGCCAACGGCGGCGTCGGCTCGGGCATCGGCGCAGGCGGTGGAGGCGGTGGCGGCAAGGAAGGCATCTCGGGCAGCGGCGGACAGGGGCGCGCGGGCGGCATCGGATGGAATCAGCTCCAGTGGGTCTGACCAGCAGGCCCACCCTCGACAGATAGGATCACCCGCATGTCCGTAGGACCGACCGCGTACCTGGTCAACAAGCTGCTCGACCACACCTTTCGCAACGTGGTCTATACGCCGCCCGCCGTCGTCTACGTCAAAATGCACACGGGCGACCCCGGCGCGGCGGGCGCGAACAACGCCAGCGCTCAGACGACGCGCATCGCCACCTCCTGGTCGGCGGCAGCCTCGGGCCTGATCAACATCAGCGGTACACCGGAGAACACCCTCAACGCGACCGAGACAATCTCTCACGTTTCGTTCTGGGATGCCCTCGGCCCGGCTGGCGGTAACTGCCTGTGGACCGCCCAGGCGACGGTCTCGAAGTCCGGCGCTAACCTCGACATCATCCGTATCACCTCGGTCCAGCTCGGCTTTACCGGCCTGGCAGCGTAAGGAGTACCATGACCCTGAGCCAGCCCGTCAACATCGTCTGGGGTGTCCAGTGGGAGATTTTCGTCATGCCGCCCGCCTTCGAGGAGTCACGCCCGAAGGCCCCCGAGGCGATGAGCGACGACCCCACGCCCGAGGAGCAGCAGGCATGGCAGGACTTCCTCGCCGCCGACGCCGCCTTCGAGCAGCAGATGGTCACTCTGGCAGCCGACGAGGACAACTGGGCGACCACGGTCTCGGTCTCGGCCACGGGCGAGGAGGAGGCCCGCTCGACGCTGGCGATCCTCCGCGATTCCAACGAGGGCAACCCGTTTAACCGCAACTTCGTGCTGGTCCAGTCGGTCGAGCCGACCTGGACCGTGGTCGAGGACTAGCGCCAGACGGGCAAGAAGGGCTTCAGGAAGTCCGGCAGCAGCGTGTCGATGACGTCGTGGGCTGCCTTGCCCGCGTCCTGGACGTCGACCCGCCCGTCCTCGTTGACGTCGGCGATCGAGCGGACGTGCTCCATCGTCTTGTCGACGGCGGCGGTCACGATCGCGGGCAGGATCGGCGTGACGTACTTCGTGATGACCTGACCGACGAGCTTCTCGGCGACTGCCTGGGTGCGCTCGTCCTCGATCAGGCTGATGACAAACTCGCGTGCGGTGTCCTTGAAGGCCATAGTCAGCAGGCTACGCCGCTACGATGAGGCGGTGACCTCGCCGACCGTCTGCCTCGCGGAGAATCTGGTCCTCGGCGACGACGGCAAGCTCCGCCTCGCGCCCTGGTCGGTACCCCGCAACGCCGTGGACGAGATCGTGCTGTCCGGCGGCGACACGACCAAGCTCCTGGTCACCGACGACCTGCCCGGTCGGCTGCTGATCAATCGTCAGGTGAAGTGGACCAACGACTCGCCGGTCGACCATACGGTCCGCGTCGAGGTCCACCGCCGCTATCGGCGCTGGGTGACGTCCAACCCCAACGCGGTGCAATTCCGCGACCGCTGGTCCTGGGCGATCAGCGAGAAGGGCGACGAGGTGGTCGACCCGGCGGAGCCGAACACCGCCGACACCTTCAACAGCCAGGCGGGCAGCGCGGGCGACATCGGGACCAACACCGTGGCCGAGCCGTTCCCCGGCAAGTTCTGGCACTGGTGGGGTACGACGGCGACCGAGGAGTGGCTCGGCCCCGTCCGGCCCGGCGCGACGATCGCGGTCTGGTATCGCTGCTACGTCTGGACGCCGCCGCCCTGGAGCGACAACGCCAACAAGAACGCGCCCGCGCACGAAGCCGAGGCGGGCTGGGCCAGGATCGCCCTCCAGGTGTTCCCGAAGCAGGGCGGGCTGGTGACCGGATGAGCTTGAAGCTGTGCTCGGGCGAGTACATGATCAGCGATACCAACGGGCTGGGTGTCGCGCGCACCTGGCTGCCCGACATCCTGACCGAGCAATTCCTGGAGTCGACCAAGGACGGCGAGATCAAGCTCGCGCCGGACCCCGTGACGATGATCGACGGCGACCTGACCTGGTTCAACAACAGCCGCCACCGCGTCCGCGCCTGGGTGCTGGTCCACACCGCGCCTCGGACGATCATCGCCCAGAATCCCTCGACGGTCTGCATCCACGACGCCTGGAGCTTCCGCGTCGGGCGCAGCCCCGAGGCCGACTTCCCGAGCGCGATCGCCAACACCTTCGGCGGGCGGCTCCAGATCGACCGCGCCAGCGTCGCGGCGAACGATATTCAGTTCGCCCGGTACTTCCTCGACGGCGACGACAGCCAGACCTGGGTCGACCTCGGCGTCGTGCCGCCGATGCAGTCCTTCCACTTCCGCTACCGCGCCGCCGTCCAGACGCCCGGCACCTGGACCGCCCCCGGCCCCGACAGCGAGGTGACGCCGCGCTGGGAGGCTTACGCGCGGTGGACCCGGCTAGTGGCCCTCGGTGGCCCCGTAGGAGCGACATGACGCTACCCCTGGACTGCTTCGACCCGAACCACTTCCAGATCGTGGACGGGGCCATTGCGCCGCAACCCTGGATGCAGTGGCGGCACCTCCGCCGCGTCGAGGCGGCGACCAAGACCCAGACCTATGCGGTGACCGGCGGGGCCAACAAGAACGACCTTCTCCACGCCCTCCAGCTCGGCTGGCTCAACGACACGCCCGTGCCGCAGTGGGTCTATGGGAAGATCACGCGCGGTGGCGCACGGGTCAGCCTGACCGCCCGCAGCCGTGGCTACCTCCAGCTCGCGTCCGGCTACAAGCTCGCGGCGGGCGACCCCGGCGCGCTGGTCGTCTGCGATCGCTTCGGCGTCGGGGCCGACCTCGCGCGCTCCGGCACGCTGGGCACCGGGACGACCTTCGCCGTGATCGAGGAGCGCCAGCCCAGCAAGACGATCAACCTCGCGCCCGAGCGCACCGGCTGGCAGCGGGTCAACCCCGGCCAGTCGATCACCGCCCGCGCCGAGCTGCGCTTCATCAGCGAGTTCTGGGAGAACGCGACGATTGACGGCGGCGACTCCGGCGCAGACTCCAGCATCGAGACCGGCGGGACGCGCCTCGATCTGTTCGCGGTGCCGGTAATCTAGGCGGGACATCCCCGACCTCGGAGGGCAATTTGGCGCTCTATCCCCCGCCTCCCGGCTACGTCGACTGCGAGTCCGACGCCGAGGACCACCCGACCCCGCCGGAGCGCGGCTACCACGCGATCGAGGTCGAGGGCATCGGCACCTTCCACGCCCGCAAGCCCCTGCCCAACGCGATCCCGGCGCTGGCCGGAGCCGCCAACGCGAAGGTCAGCGGCTCCTCGCGCATCGACTACCTGACGATCTTCGTCCAGAACCACCTCGCCGACGGCGAAGCCGAGGCGCTGCTGGCGCGGATGATGGACCCCGACGAGGAGCTACCCGAGGACGCGATGCTGCGGGTCTCCCGCGCGATCGCCACGGCGGGCAGCGCCCGCCCTACTCCGCCGTCATCAACCTCGCGTTGATGGCGGCTCACAACTGGCGCTCACTCCGCGAGCGCGCCGCGTCCAACGGCATCGGCAACCTGATGGAGCTGCCGACGATGCACGTCGTCCTGGACATGATCGAGCAACTGGGAGCCGAGGCCAGCACCGCCGGGGCCAAGACCCAGCAGGAGGCGAAGTCGTCGCTCGACGCCTACTTCGACAAGCTCTATAAGCCCGACAAGATCACCCAGCGCATCAACGGCGACGGGTATCTGCCGCCGCCTCCTGGCTTCTCCGACGAGGAGGTCGAGGCCAGCTTCGACGCCTTCCTGGCCAACCCGATGCGGTGACGCTCGGGGAATTGCCCGCCGACCCGATACCCTGGCCATCATGGCGATCACCTCCGTATTCTTCGACACGGCTGCCGCGCCTGGGTCGAAGCTCGATCCAGAGGTCGCGGCGGAAGTCGAACACCTGGCCCCTGGCCTGGAGGCGGGCGAGGTCGGCGAGACCGAGCTGGCCAACGATGCCGTCACCCGCGACAAGATCGCGCCCGGCGCGGTCGGCAGCGTCGAGATCGGCGCGGACCAGGTGGACACCGAGCACTACGCGCCCGACAGCGTGGACACCGCCGCGATCGCGCCGGACGCGGTGACGGCAACCGAGGCGGGCATCGGCGTGTCGACCGCCTACGACATCAACGGCAACCCCATCGAGGACAAGCGGGTTTACTGCACCGCCGCGCAATACGCCGCGCTCGCCGTAAAAGACCCCAACACTGAGTACCTGGTGAGCGCCTAAGCGATGCCAGGCTATCGCGGCTCGACGCCGATCATCGCCCGCTACCGGGGAGGCACGCCGATCACGCGGGTCTACCGTGGCAGCACGCTGGTCTGGAGCGCCGCGACCGTGCGCGACCCCTTCGACTGCCTCAACGAGACCAACCCGCTGGACTGCCTGCTCGACTGGATCAACGAGCAATGTACCGACCCCGGCGGACTGTTCGCCGACCCCTTCGGCGCGCTGGTCGATGGCCTCGGCAACCCCGTCGGCCAGATCACGAAGTTTGTCCAGGAGGGCTACGACCGTATCGGCACCCTGGTGTCCGGCGCGAACACCTCGCTGGCTGACGCCTACTGCGGGATGTGGGGCGGCACCGCTCCGCCGGACGGGCTGCTCGGCCTGGTCAACGGCATCCCCGTGTTTGGCCCGATCGTGTCCGGCGGCATCAAGGCGCTGATTGACCTGCTCGACTCGATCTTCGGCACGGGCGGCGATCCCGTCGAGGCCATCACCTCGATCATCGGCAACGTCCCGATCGTCGGCGACGTGGCGAAGATGATCGGCCTGGTGCCCGGCGAGGGTGGCCTGCTCGGCGAGGGCCTCAACTTCGTGACCGACGCCTTCGGCGAGGTCATCGGCTCGATTACCTGCGGGGCCTACACGGGCGTCGGCGGCATCGGCGAGGGCATCTGCTTCGTGATCGGCGTCGTGGGCAACGCGGCGCGGATGATCATCCCCGACGGCTTGATGAGCCTCAACCCGCAGGTCTCGCGCCTGCGCCACTCGATCCCGCTGCTGAGCGACGACGGCTTCCTGGAGACCGAGGTCGCCGAGATCGGCTCGCCCGGCATGGTCACCCAGCTATTCCGCCGCTACGCCAACGACGGCAGCGGCGCTCGCGGCGTCGGTCTCCACCTCCAGGACAGCGTTGTCTCGCTCGTCCGGCGCGTCGGCGGCGTCGACTCGATCGTGACGCCCGGCGGTCTCGGGGCCTTCGGTCCGGCCAGCCGCCTGCGCCTGGTCCAGCAGGGCAACACTCACACCGTCCTGCGCGACGGCGAGCCGCTGGGCCTGCCCTGGGTCGACGGCACCGGCACCGCCGCGACGGGCGCGCTCAACCGCTCGGTCGCCATGCGGATGAGCGGGGCCAAGGAGCTGTTTGGTACGCGGAAGTTCTCGCCGACGCTGAGCTACGTCGAGGCGGCGTAGCGCAGGCGCAGCGCCAGCAGGATCAGCACGACCCCGACCAGGATCAGCCACGGCGTCGAGTCGGGCGTCAGCACCCAGGCCAGCAGCACCAGGAGGCCGGTCCCGCCAACTGTCCACTCGTTGACGGGCCAGCCTCGCCGGGTGTAGCGGGTCACGCTCCGCGCGAGCCGTGCCACCCACGACCGGGGCGCATGGCGTGCCAGGCGTCGATGGTCTCGGGCAACCAGCCCTTGTGCTTGCCGACCTCGACGTCGTGGGGCGGCAGCTCGATGCCGTTGAGATTGCGCACGTTCTTGATGCCGATACGGTGCGCCACGTCGGTGCGCGACAGGTAGCGCTTCACCTCGGGCGGCGCGGCGGTGGTCATCAGGTACTCCTCTGCTTGGACTTACCCGACATCGTAAGGGTGATAGGGGCGTCGGCGCTAGTCTCGACCGCCGCGCGTCCGGCGACGAGGCGCTCCCACTCCTTGCCCGGCGACCCGTCCTCGATCACCTCGATGACCAACGGGGTGCCGTGCTCGTCGGCGTGCTTCTCGGCCTCGTCGCAGACGCGCTCGACCTGGTAGGCGAAGGCGTCGGCCAGCTCCTCGATCATGCCCAGGAGGCCAGGAGGGCAGGCGTCGCGCCCGTTCTCGATGCGCTGGTAGTCGCGGCGGTCCTTGCCCATCCGGTCGGCCATATCGCGCTGGCTCAGCCCGATGTAGAGCCGCAGCGCGCGGATGTGCTCGCCCAGACCGTGGGTGTAGGTCTCGGGGCGGCGGGTCGCGGTGGCGGTGTCGGTCATGTCGTGCTCCTTCGTGGGGTGGTAAGTGGCGACCACGACGGTCCTCTCGGGGTAGAGGACCATCGTGGCCAGGGCTAGCAGGTCGGTCTGGTTCACCAGCCGAATTTCTTCCGGCAGTCGGGGCCGATGCCCGCCTCGCGGCTGGTCTTGTTGGTCAGCCGGGTGTGGCAGACACCGCACTTCTGGACCGCGTGCCCGTAGCGGATGCTCGCGGCGGCGGGGTCGACGGCGATCTGGGCCAGGACCGTGGCGGCAGCCTTGCCGCGCACCGGCTGCTCCTCGGGGCCGACGATCTGGTTGACGAACACCCGGCCCGCCCAGCGTCCCTCGGTCGGGCGGTCGACCTTGTAGAAGGCCAGATCGTTGCCGACCGAGGAGTCCTTCAGCTCGACGGCGTAGCGCCCGGCGGGCACCTCGACCGAGGAGTCCTCGCTGCCCTGCTGGACCGAGGCCCGCGTGTCGATCGCCGAGCCGGGCTGGTCGGCCAGCCAGCCGATCAGCTTCGACGCGCCCTCCTTGGACAGCGGCGCGTAGAGCTTCTCCGCCGACAGCGTGCCGGTGATGTGGGCCGGGTCGGTGACCATCGCCAGGTGGGCGAGGATCGCGTTGGCGCGCTCGCCGTAGGCGGCACCGCGACCGACGGCGTTGTGGATCGCACGCGACACGGCGGGCGGCGTCGAGTCGGCCATCGGGTTGACCGCCCAGGTCAGCACCAGCTTGATGACGGCGGCGCGCTCGACGTATCCGGCCTGCGAGCTGTCGGCCCAGCGGCGGTCGTCCAGCATCGGCATCAGCGCGCGGGTGATCTGCGCATCGGTGGCCGGGCGGACGTCGGCCTGGGTGACCTCGACGCTGTTGTCGAGTCCGGCGATCTGGGTCTTGAAGGGGCTTGCCATGATGTTCTCTCCTGGTCCGGCGGGTCCATCCCGCCTCACATCCACGAAGTTACCCGACATCGGCAGGCTTGTCAACACGCCGAGAATCCCCGACTTGCACGGGGAAGTCGTACCGTTGTGGACGTGACCCTCGGGATGATTCTGGAGAACGGCTGGCCGGAGTGTGACCCTGCCGACTGCGACACCCTGACGATCCCCGGCAAGCCCCTTCGCCTGCTGATCCAGCGAGGTCAGCCCCACATCATCATGCAAGCGTTCTTCCGCGATGTGGACGCCTTCATCGAGCCAGCCGACAACAGCCGGGGCTACAACGACGAGGGAAGCTGGACCCAGGACAACAGCGTCTACACGTCAAACCACAAGGGCGCGACCGCCGTCGATTGGAACTGGAGCGACCACCCGCTCGGCGTGAAGGACGGCGGCTGGGGCGGCTCGATCCTGATCAACGGCAGCCAGGTGCCCGCCATGCGCGAGCTGCTCGCCTGGTATGAGGGCATGATCTTCTGGGGTAACGACTGGCGCTCGCCGGTCGACTCGATGCACTTCCAGATGGGCTACAACACCTACGGCTCGCAGAACGTCGCGCGGGTCCAGTCCTTCATCGACCGCAAGATCAGGGCCGACGGCTACTCGACCTTCCGCCGGGGCGGCGTACCCCGAGGCGGCGGGACGGCGACCGCGCCCACCGCTCCGGCCAACCCCATCCCGCCGAAGGTCGGCCTGACCGGCGCGGTCCTCTGGGACATCGCCGGACGCCCGCAGCGGGTCTCGATCGCCCGCTACGACGAGCTGCTCCCGCGCCTGGTCGAGTGCCAGGAAGCCTGCGGTTGCGACACGATCGACCGCCGCGCGATGTGGTACGCGCAGGTTTTCCATGAGTCCGGCGGGCTGTTCTACACCGAGGAGATTGCCTCGGGCGACGCCTACGACACGCGCACCGATCTGGGCAATACCCCGCAGGTCGACGGCGACGGTCGGCTCTACAAGGGCCGGTCATATATCCAGGTCACGGGCAAGAACAACTACGCGAAGATGTCCGGCTGGGCCTTCGAGCACGGCTACGTCCCGACCCGCGACTACTTCGTCGTCCACCCTGACCGGCTCGATGACGACGAGTATGCCTTCCTCGGCGTGACCTGGTACTGGACCACCCAGCGACCGATGAACGCCGCCGCCGACGCCCGCAACCTGGAGCTGGCGACCCGCTACGTCAACGGCGGTCAGAATGGCCTGGCCGACCGTCGGGCGATCTACAACCGAGCGCTCGCGCACAACGCCGAGCTGATCCCCAACCTGGCCCCGACTGACCCCTGGGAGGCACTGATGGCCGACAACACGCCCGAGCAGTCGCGCTCGATCTACCGGAGCGATGACGTCAAATTCCTGACCGCCCGCGATGCGGTCTACAACATCGACGGGATGTGCCACGGCGCGCTCGTCGTGGAGCCTGCCGCGCTGCGCGGCGAGCCGTGGGCAGTCAAGGCGGTGGCCGAGCTTGCCGCCGGTACCGCGCCGGGTGCCCATATGTGGTGGGACCACTCGAAGCCCGACACCTGGGCGATCGAGCGGGCGAAGTCAGTCCTCGCGTGGGTACCCACCGAGGCCAAGGAGCGCGCCCTGGCGGCGCAGAAGGTGAGCACCCGATGAGCTACAACTTCGGCGAGCTGCGCAAGACCGTGGCGGCGGCTGGTGGTCTGGCGATCACCGGCCTGGCCTACGTCCTCGCAGACGAGACCCTCAGCTCGATGATCCCGCCCAAGCTGGTGGCGGTCCTCGGCGCGGTGGCGACGATCTACGGCGTGTTCCGCGCCAAGGACGATCGCATCGCCGACCCCAACAAGCCGGTCCAGTCGATCCAGGTCGCGCTCGACGCGATCGCCAAGGCCCAGGCGAAGATCGAGCAGGACAAGGCGACCGTGGCGGCGCAGGACCAGGCGCTCCAGACCGCGCTCACCCAGGCGGCAAACCAGACCCCGACCTTGGCCCCGAGCGGGACGACGCCCTTCTCGCTGCCGCCGACGGCGATCCCGGTCCCGCCGGGCAGCGGTGGCTTCGGCCTGCCGCCGATCGCGGCGAAGGAGCTGTCGGCGCTCGACCATGAGCTGATCGACACCTTCCGCGCCGACCAGCGGGAGCCGGTCAGTGCTTGACCTCGGCAGCTCGGGGCTGATGACCGCCGCCTGGACGGCGGTCATGCGGCGGCGCTTCGCCAGCTACGCGCTCGGGCGCGACGGCAAGCCGATCAAGATCGACGGCTACTTCGGCTACGACGAGCAGGCGGTCCAGGAGGAATACCAGCGGCGCACCGGCCAGACCAACGCGAAGCCCGGCCAGGTCTCCGATCAAGACCTCCACCGCCTCGGCCTGCTGCCGACACTGATCACGACGCACGGCTCCGGCCAGCCCGACCCCTTCGGCATCGGCTACCCAGCGGACATCGCGCGCCGCCTGCTCCACCTCTACTGGTGGCAGCCGACGGGCAATTACCCGGCCACCTCGGTGCCGATGAACAAGTCCGCCGACCAGGGCACCGCCGAGATTATGCGCTTCCTCGGCGACCCCAACATCGTGCCGGGGCCGACCGCCTGGGTCGACTACTCGCAGGGGTCGATCTGCGGCGGGCGGGCGCGCAACGCGATCAGGGCGGGCAAGGTCCGCCCAGGCGTCACGATCCTGGGCGGGGCCACCTTCGGCAACCCGATGCGCCGCGCGGGCGACTACGCGGGCACCGTGGACCCCGGCGGCTCGGGCCTGGACCCCGTGCTGGAGTCGAGCAACGAGCCGGGCCTGATCCACATGGCCCACCCGAAGGACATCTACACCGCCTGGCCGGACGACGACAGCAAGGAGATGGCGCGGGCCATCTTCAACGGGGTGTTTATGCGCTTCACCGGGCGCGACTCGATCCTGGAGCAGATGGGCGAGCTGCTGTCCGGCAACCCCTTCGAGCTGTTCGCCGCCGGTCGGGCGATCCTGCGCGGCGGTGCCTTCGTCGCCAAGGGCACCGGCCCGCACGTCCAGTACCACATCAACGAGTGCCCCGGCACCGGCCAGACCTACTACGAGCACGCGGTCACTCACCTGGAGCGCCTGGCGACGGCGCGCCTGGAGCGGATCGTGGCCGAAGCGAAGGCAGCCGCGTAAGCTGCCCTCGGGCCTTCGTGGTTGTTGGCACCAGCGCAGAAGCCCCGGTCGACCTCGCGGGGGAGGTCTACCGGGGCTTCCTCGGTGTCAGGGACTAGCGCCCCTTCGACGCCCGCCACTCCGCGTAGAGGGCCTTGTCCTCGTCGCTGGCGGGCTTCAGGATCACCGGGGCGTCCTGGTTGGGCTTGCGCTCACCCTTCGTGATGCGCCCGAGCACCCAGGGGATGCCCTTGCGCAGCGCACGCTCGGCCTCGCGGACCAGCGGCTTGTTGAAGAACATCAGTTCCTCCAGGCGCTCGCCCACCTCGAACTCGTCGCACGCCTCGTACTCGCCGTGCTTGTTGGTGAAGCCGAACTCGTCCGGCAGCGTCAGCGGGATGAGGTCGAGCTTGCAGTAGGGCGACTTCCCGTCCGGCTCGTTGCCGCTGTTGACGGTCTTCATCCGCCCGGTCTCGTAGAAGTTGCACAGGACGAGCTGATCCATGAAATGGCCCGGCTTGAAGCCGGACATCCCGCCGGGATCAGCGGCGTTGTAGGGGTCGTCGGCACCGGCCCCCGTGGCGTCGGGCAGGTCCGCCGGATTGGCAGCCTTGCTCGACTTCAGCTCCTCACCCTCGCCGTCGGCAGGCGCGGAGGCGGGCTGCTTCTTGGCGGTCGGTGCGGAGGTGGCGGTGGCAGCGCCACCCTGACCCTTGAACGGGCTTCCAGCCATGATGATGTTTCCTCTGGTGTTGGTTGTGGTGATGGTTGGTTACAGCAAGCCCGCGACGGATGCCGCGAACTCCCCCAGGTCGTCGTCCCAGACGTCCTGGTAGGTCTCGTAGACCGCCTGACCCTCGTCGGCGGTCGTGATGGCGAGGAGCGCCTGGCGCGCCTCGACGTAGCGGAGGGACTCGCGCGTCGGCGAGGGCAGCGCGAACTTCGGCACCTCGACCTTGGCCTCCTTGCGGGTGCCGCGCAGCGCCACCGACTCGATCAGCCGGTAGCCTCCCCATTCCTTGTTGATCGTGAGCGCGGCGGCGTTCTCGGGGTGGTCGCTGGGCACGCTGATGATCACCGCGTAGTCCTCGGCCACCTCGGGCATCGGCTCCCACCCGTCGCCCTCGATGTTGAGCATGTGGGTGGCCCACCCGTAGACCCCGCCGACCTGGCAGGCCCAGGTGATCCAGTTGTACTGGATCGAGTCGGACTTCGTGGTCTTGATGTCGCCGAGGATCAGCTCGCCGGTCGACACGCTGCGCAGGATGCAGTCGAGCTTGCCCGCGACGTGCTCGCTCAGCTCCTCGTTTGCGTTGAGGACCGTCCGCTCGACGTACTGCGGGACGACGATCAGCCCGTGCCGGGCGAGGACGCGGTGGAAGGCGTCGACATGCGGGCGCGCCATCGGCGGGACGTCGCGCAGCAGCACGATCCCGGCGGCGAGCGCTTCGAGCCAGGCGTGGATGCACTCGCCGAACTCGCGGGCCTCCGCGCCGCCCATCATGTCGTAGAGCTTCTCGACGGCGGCGTCGATCTGGTTGACCTTCGTGCTGGTGCGGTAGGCCCCGACGAGGTTCTCCCACAGCTCGCCAGCGGTGTGGCCGGGCACGACGCCCGCCGGGGCGTCCGGCCCGTGCTCCTCCAGGATGGCGAGGAGCTGGACCACCGCGCCGACAGTCTCGCGCCGCCGCCACTTCTCCAGGCCGGTGACGTCATCGAGCACCTTCGCCACGGTCGTGGCGCGCGGGTAGAGGGTGGCCCGCCCGGTCTCGGGGTGCGGGAGCTTGTAGTAGCCCCATTGCCCGAACTTCGACGGGGCGCGCGGGACCAGCGGAGGCAGCGGGTAGCCCATCCACTCCGTTGTCCGCTGGGCCTCCTCGAAGTCGTTGCCGATGTCCATCGCTGTGCTCTCCTCTGCGGTTGTTGGCTGTGCTGATACCGCCGGGGCGGTGTTCGTGCGGCTGTGGGGCTGCTGGGCGGTCGTTTGGGGCTGATCTGGGTCGCCGTCCCAGGTGATGACCGAGCCGTCCGGCGCGATCACGACCTTGTAGTCGGGATGGGCGAGCGCCGGGTTAGCGCTCCAGCCGTCCTGGTCGGACTTGCCGGACCGGAAGAACACCCGGCCATCGGGCTGGCGGTGAGCGGGGAAGGCCCGCGCGATGTTCATCGGCCCGCCATCAGGTCGGCGTAGTCGAAGCGATCGCCGAGCGCGTCGTGGATGGTCACCGGGTCGCCCTCCAGCTCCAGGCAGCGGTTGTCATAGATCACCGCGTACTTCGGCACGGTCGTCTGGCCGGTCACCCAGGCCACGCCCTCGGCTGTCAGCCGCCACCAGCCGGTCCGCGTCGAGCCGTCGGGGCGGCGGTCGGCGTCGCGGGCGATCAGCGCCCAGTGGCGCGTCAGCACCTCGTCCTGGCCAGCGGAGCGGATCGAGGGCAGATGGACCCAGGCGGTGCCGTGGTCGCGGTGCATGTCGATCAGGACGCGCGCCATCGAGGCGGTGATCTTGCGCCGGTAGACCTTGACATTCTGGGAGCAGCACGGGCACTCGCCGCCCTCGTCATACATCACGGTCTCCAGCCAGGCCCGCCCCTCGGCGATCGTGGCGTCCAGCCCCGGCGCGGTCATGCGCTGGCCTCCGGCGCTACCTCGCGGCGGACCTTGCGGTCGAGCACCCGGCTGACGACGCGGTTGCTGATCTCGTCGGACAGCCGCGCCTTCGTCATGTTGTCCGCGCCGACGATCCCCAGGCCCCGCGCGTAGTCGAGCTGCTTCTCGCTCGGCGGCTGATTACGCCGCCAGGCGTCCTGCTTCGAGGGGAGGCGCTGGTCGGTCTCCACGATCCAGGTCTCGGCACCTTCGAGGGCCTGGTCGAGGCTCACGAAGTCCGGCTCGTCCACGATGAACATCCCCGAGCCGGAGGCCCAGCCGCCCACCTTCGTGCGGGTGTTGAGCTGGCCGATGGCCCAGGTGGTCGAGTAGGGGTCGATCGGGCGGTAGCCGTCCTTCGGGAAGATGAAAACGACCTCGTTGTCCTCCAGCAAGCTGATGAACGGCAGGCCCTTGACGGTCTCGCCCCAGGTGACGTCCGACCCGGCCAGCAGGTCGATCGAGACCATATCGACCGGCCCCATACGGACGAGCTTCTCGGCCTTCTCGACCGGCTCGGGGTCGCCGTCCAGCTCCGCCGCGCACGCTTCGCACTCGCCGCCCGGCTGGATGCGAGCGCCGCAGACCGAGCAGATGGTCAGCTCGTTGCCGTCCTCGTCCACGTCCTTGGTCTCGGCACCGGGCACCAGTTGGGTCAGGTTGACGAGCTTCATCGTGCGAGCCGACCCGGCGAGGTCGAGCACCAGCGCGTCGTCCTTGCCGGGGTGGAGGCGCAGCGAGCGCCCGATCATCTGGCTGTAGAGGTTCTTCGAGCGCGTCGGGCGGGCCAGCACCACGCTGTCGCACATCGGGAAGTCTGCGCCCTCGGTGAGCACCTGGACCGTGACGAGCGCCTTCGCGTCGCCCTGGCGGTAAGCCTCGTAGAGGGGCTGGCGGTCGGCGTAACCCAGCTCGCCGGTCACCGCGACGGCGGGGAAGTCGGCGGCGGTCAGGCTCTCGGCGATGTGGTGCGCGGCGTCGACCGAGGCGGCGAAGATGATCGGCTGGCGGTCAGCGGCGTGGAGCTTGATCGCGTCGACAACGTACTGGGTCGCCGCCTCCATGACCTCGGCCAGCTCCGCCTGGTGGAAGTCGCCCGCGACCGTGCGGACGTCATCGAGCTTGTCCAGGCCCTTGATCTTCACGGTCAGACCGTGCGGCATGACCAGGTAGCCCTTGCGGATCGCCCAGAGGATGTCCTTCTCGTAGACGACCTTCTGGATCACGTCGCCGAGGCCGACCTTGCCGCCGCCCTGGCGGCTCATCGTGGCGGTGAAGCCCGCCATCAGCGCGTGGTCGTACCCGCCCAGCTCGCGGAAGGTCGCATGAAAGCCGTCAGCGCCCGCGTGGTGTACCTCGTCCCAGAGGATGCGACGGCGCGGTCCGAGGGACTCGCGGCGCTTGGCGGTGGCCAGCGTTTGGAGGGTGGCGACGACGATCGGGGCGCTGTGCTCGTCCTGGTCGGCGCGCACGATGCCGACGTCGCCGCGAGGGATCGAGGGGTCGACCTCGAAGATCGTCCCGGCCATCTGGTCGACCAGCTCGCCACGGTGCGCGATCATCAGGACGGGATCGCCCTGGTGGTAGCCGTTGACGGCGGTCTTGCTGATGACGGTCGACTTGCCGGTCCCGGTCGGGAGAACGACACCGACGCGCTGGCTGTCCGGTCCGGCTGCCCAGGCCGACTCGATGGCCTCGACGGCTTCGAGCTGATACGGGCGGAGGGTGCGGGGCTGGTTCATGGTGTCGGTGTTCCTGCCGGTGCTGGTGCTGGTGAGTGGTGTTGGTAGTGGTGGGCTGGTCGCTCGGGATCGCCGGGCGACCGGCCACCTCTGAAGTTACCCGACTTCGGCGGGCTTGTCTACTACCTCCGCGCGATCAGGTAGCGCTCGATCGTCACGCGCATGTCCTCGCGGAGCGCCGCGCGCACCGCCTTGAATGCCTGCCAGGCCGAGGTGCCCCGGTAGAGCAGGTTGTCGCGGAAGCCGTCGGGCGTCTGGTCCTCGCCGGACACGATCCAGCCCTGGCGCGCCTTCACGGCGTCACCTCGGCAGCAGCCGCGAGGCGCTCGGCCTTCTCCTCCATGAGCTTGGCCAGGACCGACAGCGGCATCCGGTGCCAGACGTCCTCGTCCCAGACGAACTCCTTGCGCCGCGTCTGCTCCTCGGTGATGCGATCGGGGTCGCCGCCGCAGTAGGCCCAGACGCACTCCGCGCCGCGCCGGTAGTTGACGGCGTACATCGTGCCGCCTCCCCAGCCCCGGTCCTCCAGGTAGAGGTCGGTCGGCAGGCCGGACAGGTAGCGCTTCACGTTGGGCAGGCGCTCGACGGCGGCGAACGCCGCGCAGATCGGCCCGTTACGCAGCGCCTTCGTCTTGCGCGCCGGGACCAGCTTCGGCGTCGCGGTCTGGCGGTGGATGCGCCAGCCCTCGGGCACCGGCTGAGCGTCGGGGTGCCCGGCCCAGTAGGTCATGGCGACCGGCACGCGGAAGCCGACCAGATCGGTGCGGTTGCCAAAGCTGCTGATGTAGGCGTCCTCGGCGGTCAGGCCGATGGTCGCCGCCAGCTCGCCGATCTTGTCGACGTGCGCCCGGTAGTCCTCGGCCCAGCGGTCGAAGGCGGCGATCTGCTCGGCGTCGGTGGTCAGCCACCAGGCGGCGGGCAGCGGACCCTTGCTCGGCAGCTTGTCGCCCATCAGCTCGCGGGCGACGTTGACGTCGGTCACCTCGATGGCGGTCACGCGGAGACCTCCTCGGCGGGCAGGTACCCGGCGGCGCGGAGCACGCCCGCGACGTCGGGCGGCTGCCAGCCCTCGGGCTTCAGCAGCTTGCCGTCCTCGCGGCGCACGATGTCGCCGAAGGTGCCGTCGACCTTGGACAGGTTGGACGACCAGACCTCGCGGCAGACGTTGCGGGCGACCTCCTCGCCGAAGTAGGTCAGCAGCGTGCCCCAGGCGATGACGATCACGTCGGCCAGCCCGTCGGCGACCTCGACGGGATCGGCGTCGCCCCAGATGATCACCTCGTCGGGGCCTTCCACGGTCGCCTTCTCGCCGGACAGGTACTCGCGGAACTCCTCGGCCAGTAGCCGGACCCGCAGGCTGCGGGTCTCGGTGTCGGCCAGGCCGACCGCCTCGGGAAGCTCGGCCAGACGGGCAAACTCCGTCGTGGCCTCGATGATGCGGGACATGAATCTCCTTGTCGTGGTTGTTGTTCCGGCGCTATTCAGCGTCGGTGATCTCGGCAGCGGCAGCGGTGCGGGCCTGGGCAGGCGTCGCGCCGGGATTGTCGGGGTCTGCCGGGTCGGTGGGGATGTACCTCGCGCCGGACGGGGTGCCGGTGAGGGTCTGGACCAGCCGGTAGGTGATCGCCTTGTCGACCGCCAGATGGATGCGCTGCTTCCAGTACGCCGGAGCGTCCTTGCGGCTGAGCGCGTAGGCGTCGGGCCGGATCGCGGCGACCAGATCGGCGCGGGTCGCGCCCTGCTCGGGACGGTCGAGGACGTAGGCGTGGATACGGATCGCGGTCTCCACGATCGGCTCGGGCAGCGGGCGCGCGAGCACGATCTCGCCCTGCATCGGGTCGACGTGACCGTTGGGGCCGGTGATCACCGGGGCGCTCAGCGCCACGGTGTCGTCCGGCTCGTCGGCGTCGTGCTCGACCAGCCCGCCGACGTCGATCATCAGCAGCGGGATGGCGTCCTCCAACTGCTCGGCGTTCTTCTGCTTCGACGTCCAGACCTCGATCGGCTTGCCGGGCAGCCGCCCGTCGGCGTCGGTGATCTGCTCGGTATCCCAGCGCGCCGGGCGGACCAGCAGCTCGCTGTCGAGCGCGCCGTTGAGCGCCGAGCTGCCGCGTGCGACGTCGGGCGCGTGCTTGGCGCTGTGGTGGACGACGCAGACGCCCGCGTTGGTCAGCTCCTTGAGCTTGTCGTAGCGGCGCACCGCCCGCCCGACGTCGGTCGCGCTGTTCTCCTCCAGCCCCGAGGCCATACGGGCGAAGGTGTCGAAGATGACCAGGCCGATGCCGTTGCGCGCGATGTACGCCGCGAGGTCGCCCCATGCCTCGTTGCTCGCCTGGACCAGGATGATCGAGTCGCCCAGGAGCAGGTCGTGGCTCAGCTCGACGCCGTGCGCCGCCTCCCAGGCGCGGAGCCGCTGGACCGCGCCGGACAGGCCCTCGCCGGGCAGGTAGAGAACCTTGGTCTTGAGCGTGCGCCGCCCCTGCCAGCGCTTGCCGATGGCGATGTGGCAGGCCATATCCAGGGCCACGGTCGACTTCCCGACACCGGGCGGGCCGACGATGCAGCTCAGACCGCCGTGCTCGATCAGGCCCTCGATGATGTACTCCGGCGGCGGCATGTCGCGCCAATGCGAGAAGGGCGCGATGCGCGGCACGCCGCTGTGCTTCGACTCGAAAACGTCGGGGTCGTCGGCCTCGTCGCCAGCGCCGACGAAGGGCGCGTCGGCGGCGGGCTTCTTCTCGCGCTGCTTGGCCGGAGCGTCGCCGCGTGTCGGCAGGCTGGCCAGGTCGGTGTCGACGTCGATCGGCGCGGCGGTCGAGCCGCCCTCGTTGACGTCCTCGGGATCGTCGCCGCCGTCGGCCTCCTCGCGCCGGGCCTCGGCGACCATCGAGGTGATCGTGTCGCCGTCGCTGGCGAGGTGCCCGCCGGTTTCGGCGGCGTCGTCCTCGTCCTTGGCGTGCCAGAGCGCGCCGTCCTCGTCCTCGACAAACAGCCCCGCGCCGGTCTTGCACACCCGGCAGAAGTGCCCGTCGTCGGAGCAGGCGCACTCGACCGCGCCGCAGACCGGGCACGGTCCCTCGGGGTCGGTCTCGGTGCCGCTGTTGACATCGGACGCGGTGCCGGACAGGTGATTGCTCGGGGCGGCGGGCAGCTCGAAGTCGCCGTCGCCCTCCATCTGGTGCTCCTCGTCGGCGCGCTGGCTGCGCGGCGCGATGTCGGGGTCGACCTCGGTCCCGCCGGGCGTCAGCTCCATGTCGTCCATCGCCTTGCCGACGTTGCCGCCGTAGGCGATCAGCGCGACAGCCTGGAGCTTCGAGAAGGTCGGACGCCAGTTGTCCTCGCCGATGCCGTCGGTGAACGGCGGCGCGTCGTGGTCGGTCCAGAGGTGAAGCGGGGCGTTGACCTCGGTGTAGCGCCCGAGCGAGCAACCCGCGTCGTGGGCGGTGGCCGACTTCGGCGAGGCGTGGACACCGGGCGCGGTCCAGGCGGCGCACCCGCAGGCGTCGGCGCGCGGTGCCATCGTCCAGCCCAGCGGCTCCAGGATGGCCGACCACGGGGTCGCCTCGGCCCAGGAGGCGATCGAGCGGGCCAGGTCGGAGGCGTCCTCGTCGTCGTCGCGGTTGCCGGTAGCGCGCTCGATGCGCCGGGCGGCGGTCTCGGTGATCGCGCTCAGAATCCAGGGTGAGTCCTCGACGTCGTAGTCCCGACCGAGCAGCTCGTAGCGCCCCTCCGGCCTGGTCGACGGCGGGATCAGCACATAGCGGCGATCCCAGAGGATGGCGAAGCCGTCGTCGCCGCCCCAGGTCATCGCCCCGAGGTTGCGCGGCAGCGTCGGCATCAGCTTGTCGGGCACCGTGAAGTAGAAATGACCGCCGTCGGCGTGCGCCCAGGTGCTCGGGTCGTCGGGGTCGGCGTCGTCGCCCATATGGCCGGGCGTGACGACCGTCGGCGCGGGCCGGTCCTCGACGGGGAAGTCGGCGGGCAGCGCGACCTGGTAGAAGCGCTCCAGTTGCGCCTTCGTGTCGCAGTCGACCACGATCAGGCCGGACGCGCCCACCTCGACGGCGAGGTTGACGGCGGCGGGCTTGACCATCGTCAGCTCGCTGGCCTTCTTGGCGTTGTAGGGCACCTCCTCGCCGTCGGCGTTCTCCCAGGTGGAGAACAGCTCGATGTAGCGCTTGAGGTAGCGGTCGAGGACGGTCTTGTTGGTCGTCGCCAGCGCCAGCCCGGCGGGTGACTTGATGCGCCGCCAGTCCTTGCGCCCGGCCTCCTTCGCCTCGGCCTGGGCAGCCTTGTCGTCCTTGTTGCGCTGCTGGATCGTGCGCAGGTCGGCGGGCACCTTCGAGTCGGGGTAGATGAACAGCACCGCCAGGCCGATGTCGGCGGCGGAGCGGATGAACGCCTTTACGGCGTCGTGGTCGGTGTTGTCGACACCGGAGCCGAGCACCGCCTGGAGCGGGGTAGAGCCGAGCATGTGGAGCCTTCCTGCGGGGTGTGGTTGTTGGCCAGAAGCGCGAGCCTAGCGGTGGCCGGAGGGTCCGGCCACCAGGCCCAAAACCTATGGGGCGTCGGGCGAGTCGACCCCAACATCTACTGCTTGTCGGCGGCGATGAATACCTCCGCCGAGCGCGAAGTAGGCGGTGGCGTCGACCCAGGAGTCGTCGTGGTGCGGGCTGTTGTTGAGGCGGGCGACCTTGATCAGGCCCGACATGATGGCGACCTGCTCGGCGGTGATCGCCGCGCCCGGCTGGAGGATGGGCCGGAGCACGACCGACCAGAGGTCCGCGATGTCCTGGAAGTTGTCGGTGGCGTCGCCGTAGTCGACGTTGCGGTCGCCGGTAAACAGGTCGATGGCGTGCTGGGCGATGTCGGCGGCGTAGCCCCCGGTCGGGCGCAGCTCGCCGGGGCCGACCTCGACCTCGACGGCGTGCTGGCCCTCGGCCCAGCGCAGCCCGCCCCGAGGGCCGATCCAGCCGTTGTCGACCGGCGCGACGTAGTGCGGGCAGTTGCGGGTGTGGTGCGGCGGCAGCGCGGCGCAGGCCGGGCACGGCTCGGCGACGATCGCCAGGTCGCGCTCGATCGCCTCCATGTTGTCCTGGACGAAGCGCGGCGGGCGCGGTACCCCGGTCGCTGCCTCGATCGGGTCGCGGGTCCGGCTGCCGAGCGTGCCGTCCGGCTCGCGGACGCCGACCCGCGTCCCGTGGACCGGGCAGAACTCGTCAAACTTCGGCTCACCGGGGCGGGTCGGCCACTCCAGGCAGGTGCAATCGTCGGCGTCGTAGAACCGATCACCGCTGAAGGGCGATGGGCCGGTGCCGACCGTGCCCGGCTTCGGCGGTGCGCCGGGCCAGCCCTCCTCGATCGCCTCGCGCTCGACGCGGCGCTGCTCGGCCTCGGCGATGGCGCGACCCTGGGCGGCGGCGGGGTCGTGGCGCACCTCGGCGGCGTCGGTCAGGACGTGCGTCCGCGCCCGGCAGCCGGGTGCGATCAGCGGGCTGTGAGGCTCGCAGATGCAGCGCCCCTCCTGGACGTCGGCGGCGCGCTTGACCGCCTCGACGTCGGCGGCGATCTGCGCCCGCCGGTCGCCTTCGATGTTCTCGCCCTGCGGCATGTCGGTCTCCTTCGTGTTGGTCATACCTTGGCCCAAGCTGCGCCCATATCGGCGCGGTCGGTGCGGAGCACGGGCACCCGCCCGCCGGTCCACTTCAGCAGGAAGTCCGGCGGCGTCGCCATGATCTCCTGGACCTCCTCGGCCACCTCGGTGTCGACCACTACCTCGTCGTGCATGGCGAGCTGGAGGTGGTCGCCCAGGCCCCGCGCCTCCATCGTGGTGATCGTGCGCGCGAGCACGTCGTAGGCCGACCCCTGGATCGAGTAGTTGACCGCCTTGAACACGCCGCCCTCGTCCACGGGCAGGATGCGCCCGCCGATCGTGACGACGCAGCCGAAGCCCCGCGCGATCTCCTCGACCTTGAACATCCAGCGCTCGCAGCGCTTCATCTTCGAGAACATCTGCCGCCTGATCTGCGCCGCCGACTCCTCGGTGTGGCCGATCTGGGCGGCGATCTTGGCGATGCCCGCGCCGTACATCGTGGACAGCAGCAGCACCTTCGCCGACTGCCGCCCGTCCTTGGTCAGCGGCAGCCCGGCGGCGAGCTGGAGCGGCTCGTAGAGGTCCAGGCCCGCCTCGTAGGGCGCGAGGAAGTCGAGGTCGCGGGCCATGTTGCCCATCGTCACCGGCTCGATCTGGCTCCAGTCGATCGACGTCAGCCCTTGCCCGTCGTCGCAGATGATCGCGCGAGCTGGCCCCGAGAACTGCTGAAGCTCCGGCGAGCCGTAGCTCATCCGGCCCGTGGCCGACGCGCCGAGGGTGGCGACCTGGGGATGGCACCGGCCCGTCACCTCGGCCTGGCGGGCGACCTTCTCCAGGTAGCCCATCACCTTGTCGATCTCGGCGAGTCGGCGCTGCGCACCGGCCAGCGGGTTGACCTCGGCGAGCACCTCCATGTCCGCCTTCGTCGCGCGGAGGCTGCCCTTCGGCGTGCGCGGCCACGGCTGCGGCAGCTCGCCCCGGCTGTCGAGGTAGTCCACCAGCGCCTTGCCCTTGCCGGTCCCGCCCTCCAGCCCGTGCGCCGCCAGCTCGGCGATCGCCAGGTTGCGCTCGACGTCGACCTCCTCCTGGTAGCGCTCCAGGTAGGCGGTATCGACGGCGAGGCCCTTCGCCGACCGGCGCAGCATGACGCGGTGGACGGTCTCCTGCTCGCCGAGGATGCGCTCGGCCTCGGCGTCGGTGGTCGCGCCGTAGAAGTCGAAGGGGTGGTCGAGCGTCCAGTTGATCGCCATCGCGCGCAGCAGCGGCTCCAGGCGCAGCGTCGCCACGGTGTCGGCCATCGCGCCCTGGCGGTAGATCGGGCTGCCGATGTCGAGGCCCTCGAAGCCCGCCGCGATCGTCTTGTAGCCAGCCGCCTTGAATGCGCGCTCCATGCCGCCCTTGAACTCCGACAGCCCGAGGTACTTCGTGGCGAGCTGCTCCAGCTTCTTGCCCGGCCCGAAGGGCGGCGGCTCCGGCAGCGCGAAGCGGGCCAGCACCAGGGTGTCGACCACCTTGTCGATCTGCTCGCGCGTCATCAGGTCGCGCTGGTAGAGCACCGGGATGTCGAAGGGCGCGTTGTGGAGGATGATCTTGCCCGCGTGCTCATACATCGCGCGGACCAGGCGGGCGTGCTTGGCGTTGCGGCGCGGGTCGAGCAGGATCGAGTGAATGCCGCCGGTCGGCCAGCTCCAGGCCATCGTGACGCAGTTGATCGTGAAGGCGCGCTCGAAGCCTGGGGTCTCGATGTCGGTCGCCAGGTCGGTGTCCGGCGGGGTGCGCTCGATGAACGCCGCCGCCATCTGCTCGGCGTCGAGGCCGGTCGACATATGGCTGCCGAGCAGCGGGTCCGGCCAGGTGCGGCTCGGGACGTGAGGCTCACTCACTGGGGTGGTCCTTCTTCGGTCGTCGGGGCGGCATCACGCCGCCGGTCAGGTCAAGCATCTGGGTGCCGAACTTCAGGCCCTCGCTGATCGCGCGGAGGTGGAGGGCCTCCCACTCGTTGAGGCCAAACTTCACGATGTAGCCGTCGATGATCTGCGCCGCGTAGCTCAGACCATCCTGCCGCCCCTCCAGGTAGTCGGGCGAGCGCTCCTGGTCGCTGTCGTGGAGGGGCCGGTGCTCACCGCTCATCGAAGTCAGGCACCGACCCGGCCATCGTCTGGCGGTGCGCCGCCTCGCCCATCGAGCAGTCGGTCTCCGGCTCGGTCACGGTGTCCTGGAGCAGCCACTCCTCGAAGCGGGCGGCGGTCTTGATGATCTCGCCGTCGCGGTCGCGGATCGCCGACATGCCCGCCCAGGCCCGCGCCGCGCACTCCAGCGCCTTGTCGCGCGGGTAGGTGCCGCCGGACAGCAACGTGCCGACCTCGACCGGCGGGACCGGCAGCTCGGGCAGGTAGCCGGTCGCGTGCGTCGGGGTGTCGTCGCCGAGGCGGATCACGCGGACCGGGTAGGTGATCCCGGCCTCCTCGACGGTCATCGGCTGCCAGCCGCCGGGGCTGATCCAGGTGACCGGCCCCTCGGCGATCGTGCGCCCGTCGGCGTCGGTCTGGACCTCGACCTCGCGGTGGATGTAGGCGACGGCGGTCGAGGTGTGGTCGCCCTGGATGCGCTCCCACTCGATGATCGAGCCGTCGGGGATGTGGGCGAGGCTGGCCTCGTTGTAGACCTCGATCACTTCCGGCCACCCGTCAGCGTGGCGACCTCGGTCTCGTAGGCGCGCAGCCTGTCGGCGATCACCTTCGGCAGCGGGACGTCGTAGCTGCCGAGGCCGGTCGCGTCGGGATCGAGCGAGCGCCCGCGCCACTCCTGCTCGCGGCTCTCGGCGTGGCGGTTGATCCCCTCGCCCTGGAGCTTGCCGGACTTCAGCCGACGCGGGCCGGTCGCGCGGACGCGCTCCAGCTTGCCGTCCACCCAGGTGGCGGTGATGAACCTCGGCGCGAAGGTCTGCGACCCGTAACGGTGCGTCATGTCGGGCACGACGCCCTCCTCGGCGGCGAAGCGCGCGTAGTGCTCGACGCTGATCTCCGGCTCCGCGCCGGAGCCGGTGCGCTCGACTCGCGTCGTCGTGGTCGAGCGCAGGAAGTCGATCTTGGACGGGTCGGACACGACATCGAGGTCGGTCGGGGTGTCGGTCATGGTGCTCCTTCGTGGTGTGCTGTGGGGTGGCGGGCCGGGGCTGGGTGCTCAACCCCGGTCCGCCCCGCGCCTGGCAGGCGGCGCGGTTGCTTGTGGTTACGGCAGGTCGTCGGTGATGCCGTGGAAGTCGCAGAGCGCCTGGCGCAGCTCCACGATGTCGGCGCAGCTAAACGGCGGATCGAAGCTGACCACCTCGCCCTCCTCGAAGGACTCCTCGCGCTCGGCCCCGTAGCCGTAGGTCAGCGAGGTGCGCCCCTCGACGTGGCTCACCTGGCGCAGCTCGGCGGTCACGACCGTGCTCATCTGCCGCTGGGCGTCCCAGGTGAAGAAGCGGATCATCCGCCCGATGTCGTCGCCGCTGATCGTCTGCACCGCCTTGAGGGTCCACTTCTGGGCGGGCGGCAGCGCCGTCGACCTAGCCACGGTCGCCCTCCTCGGTCGGCGGGAGGTCGAGCGTCGGCGTCAGGTCGGTGATGCGTACCCGCCCGATCACCTCGCCCTCCATGACGAGATTCAGCCAGACGACCGGGCGGCGCACCTCGCGCCGACCGGCAGCCTTGCCGATCGCCCAGGCGAGGATCACCAGGGCGATGTGCCAGAAGGTGGCCCAGTCCATCAGGCCCTCGCCTTCGGGTCGACGCCGCGACCGTAGAGTCCTGCGGTCGGCTTCTCGATGCGACCGACCCGGCCCGTGACGTAGCCACACCAGCAGACCCCGGTCGTGGCGTGCGGACCCCTCGGCGGCGTGACCGACTGCCAGCTCGGCATCAGCGGACCCCGCCGAGCATCATCGAGCGCAGCACGATCTTGTCCTGGTCCTCGCGCTCGATGCCGTGGCGGTGGTTGACCGCCGCGACGTACTCGCGGACCCAGACGTGCTCGGCGACCGGCGGGTGCTCCCAGATCGGCAGGTAGCCCGCCTCCTCCTCGTTGACCAGGCCGACGCCCATCACTTCATCGAAGTAGAGGCAGGTCCGCGCGTTGCGGTTGTCGTTGACCCGGCTCAGCGTGAGCGCCTCGACCGTGCCGCAGCCCGAGCAGATCGAGCGGTTGACGTAACGGCTTAGCGCGTTGCGGACGTCCTCGACGTGCATCGGTCCGGCGCACAGCGGGCAGACCGGAGGCGCGGCGACGATCGCGTCGGCCTCGTTGCGAACGGTGCCCATCAGCGGACACCCTCGCCCGTGTTGTCGATGACCAGGGCCGAGGACTCGCCGGTCGAGAACCACCAGTTACCCGTGTCGCGGTCCAGCCACAGCCCGATCTGGCCGGGCTGGTCCGAGCAGTCCTCCTCGACGCAGGTCGGGATCGCGTCGATGTTGCCGAAGTCGGTCAGGTTGATGGTCGCCGGGCCAGGTGCCGCGCCGGAGCCGATGTGGGTCTCGGTCTCGTCGGCGTGCGCCTCGCTGATCCAGCCCCCGGCGGGTACGCCGATGGCGAGGCCGAGCGCCAGGCCCGTGGCGAAGGCAACGGTCTTGGCGGCGGTGGTTGTTGGCATGATGCTCCTTCTTCGATCCCGGCGGGTCGGTCCCGACTGCGGGTTACCAAGGTGTACCCGACGGCGGGTCTCGGTGTCAAGCAGTTCCCCTACTTCGGGTGGCGTTCTCCGGTACGCGCCCAGCGCTGACCGCGCTGGACCTGGTAGAGCAGGCCCAGCGAGCGCGCCAACGGCATCGGCAGCAAACGCATGAGCCGGGTCCACTCCGACTCCTGCGGGGTGCCGCGCCCCATCAGCTCCTCGACCATCGCGCAGAAGGGGCCGAAGGTGTTGGCCGACTGCGGGCGCGCGGTGGCGTACCCGAGGGCGAAGGCCAGCGCGACGATCGGGGCCTGGCTCAGCGGGACGTTGCGGTCGTCGTCACCGAAGCGGGCGTCGGCGCGAGCCTGCGCCGGAAGGAAGGGGTTGTCGGTCATCGGCTCAGAGTAGCCCGCCGAAGTCGGGGAACAAACATATGCACATCTGCGCATGAGTGCATGGACCCCGTGCGCGTGCGCGCGACAGCGTACTCAGCGCGCTACATCTTGTCTATGTCGGGTAGAAAATTTTTTCGCCCCTTGACAATGACCTTGACAGGGCCACTAGGCTTAGCTCATCTAAGAGCAGCCGTGACGGGGCCATGTCGTGGTCCAGGTGGTTGTCCTCGCCTCTCACAATCTCCTTAGTTTTCTCATCGTCCCGTGACCTGACCCGTGGCGACGCCCCGGTGCTGCTTCGTCCCTTTGATGGGCCGAAGCCACGCGGGCCTTGCCGAAGGTGGGCATAGCTGGCTATGCTCGCGGGATGACCACGAAGAAGCGCCGCCCGGCGCGCACGAAGCCAGACACGACCTTGCCCGAGACCCTGGAGCAGTTCGCCGCCAAACTCGACGCCGAGGCGGGCGAGGCCCAGCAGTTCGCCGACCGGGTGCGCGAGCTGTACGTCGTCCGCCACCACATCGACCGCCTCGACAGCCGCCGCAAGGACATCTACGAGGAGGTCAAGGTCCGCTTCCGCCGGGGTAACGATGTGGTGCTTGACCAGGGCGAAGCCTCGGGCGGGTACTACCTGCGCGAGATTACGACGAAGGTATCGACCTATCGCACGGTCGAGGCGGCGACCGTGAAGAAGGTCAAGCCGGAGCTGTGGAAGGCGGCGCGGTCGAGGCAGCCGTGGGTCAGCGTCAAGGCCCCCGACGAGTACCCCGTCCCGCCCCTGGCCGGTCGCAGTGCGAAGCTGCCGCCGGGCGGCGCGGTGCTGCGCCAGCTCGACATGGCCACGCTCATGCGCCACTACAAGGCCCCCGTGTTCGATCGCATCGGCGAGCTGCGCGAGGACGAGAAGGCGCTCAAGGCCGAGCTGGAGGCTGTGGCGGCGGTGACTAGCTGGGACGGCGAGGCGACCAAGTTCGCCGACGGCTGGACTGCCGGGCTGTGGCGGCTGGCCTTCGACGGCGACCTGGCGCGGCGGCTGGACCCCAAGACCTGGGAGGCCCTGGCCATCGAGAAGCAGCGGGGCGGTGTGACGCGCATCCAGGTGACCGGCCTCGACCGTGCCGAGGAGTTCGGCCTGGTCGACCTCGACGGCGAGGAGCGGGCGCAGTGACTTGACTAGCTAAGTCGGGCAAGTGGCTGGACGTGGCGGCATAGCTAGGGATACCTTGGTAACCATGCCGACCACCCAGCGCCCCGCAGAGACCCGCCCGGTGCCCACGAAGCCGATCCAGGTCAAGGGGATGACCGACGACCTGATCCGGCGCTTCAAGGTGGCAGCGGCGGAGGAGGGCACCAGCTACGCGGGCCTGATCGAGCAATGGCTCGACGCCCGCGACCGTGCCGCCGAGCGCCAGCGCGCCCGCCAGGCCCACCCGCTACACCGACCACGACAGGAGGCAACCGCGTGACCCAGACCAGCAAGACCACCCGCCTGCTCGCCCTGCTCGGCGTGCTGACCCTCGTCTACAACGTGACCGCCTTCGTGGCCGGGATCGTCGCCGGGGTGCGCTCGGCGGTGGCCAAGCACCGCGCCAAGATCGCCGCAGGCGACGAGCTGGCGCGCCGCCGGAAGGCGTCCGACCGTGGCGCTGGGTGACCTCCACGACGACGAGATAAAGGCTCGACTGGGCCTGGACCTGGGCGACACGATGGAGGACCGCATCGTCGCGCACGCGCTGCGCGCGATGCCCGAGGACTTCGACCCCGAGACCGAGGTCGAGCTGGAGCTGTTGGACATGACGAAGGAGCGAGGAGGTGACGATCAGCATCGTGGCAATCCAGGAGGAGCGCGGGACTAAGCCCGTGACGCGCAGCCGTGTCGACCGCGCGACGGCGTGCTACTACCCCGACAGCAAGCGCGTCGTGGTCGTCGCCGACCGCGCCGACTTCGCCGCAGCCGAGCAGGCCATCCGCGAGCTGCGCGACCACATCAGCCCGGCGGAGTACGTCCAGACGTGCGTCGACTGCAATCACACCGAGCGCGCCGACGACGTGGTGACGATGTGACCGGCGATCCGACGATGTGGGTCGCTGTTCGCATCGGGCGCGGCAAGAAGCCCTACGCGGTGCGCCTCGGCGAGTCCGGCCCCTTCGCCGTCGGGCGTCCTGGCCCGTGGCGACCAAACGGCGCGGTGATCACCTTCGCGTCGTTGATCAACGCCGAGGCCCGCGCGGCGAAGCTCAACCTGGCCGACCGCGAGGCCCGGCGCAAGGCCCAGGCCGGGCTGACGCGCCGCCTGCCCGAGGTGGCCGGGTGACGACGAGGGGCGACTGCCCGCACGGGTGGCAGCCGGAGCTGTGCTGGCGATGTGAGGAGGGAGGCACGACCGTGATCGAGATTGGTACGCGCGTGCCGGAGCTGACCCAGGAGCACGCCGACGGCACGGTCTGGGTCGACATCGAAGGCGATCTCTGGGAGGCGGTCGCGGTGTTCACGATGGCCGGGCCGGTCGTCGCCTGGCGCGTGACCCGTCGCCGTCCGTTCTGCATCAGCAGCGAGCTGGGCAGCGTGCCGGGCGTGGAGTTCGGCCCTTATGTCGCCGTGCTCGGCCCGCCACCGCAGCCGCAGGCCACCGAGGAAGATGGGCAACCATGAGCGCCGAAGCCTTCGACCCCGCCGACCACAGCTTCACCGACGAGGAGCTGGCCGACTACTTCGAGGCCGAGCTGGAGAATCGCCGGGCCGGGGTGCTGCTCGACCGGCTGAAGGGCAAGACCTACGCCGAGATTGCGCGCGAGCGCGGCATCAGCATGTCGACCGCGCGCAAGGACTACCGCCTCGCCCTGGCCGGGCAGATGGAGGAGTCGCCCGAGCTGGGCATCGCCAAGCACCGCGCCGTCATCAACGAGGTGCTCAAGGCCAACATGGACGCGATGATGAAGGGCGACAAGGACGCCGCCGCGACCATCCTCCGCGCGCTGGAGCGTGACGCGAAGCTCAAGGGCTACGACGCGCCGACCCGCGTGCTCGCCGCCGTCAACACCCGTGACTTCGCCAACGAGGCAGCCCAGCTCATCAGCAGAATCCAGCAGCTCGACCCCGACACCCTCAAGGAGCTAACCCGTGTCCACCGACCAGCCCGGCCCATCCTCGACCAGCTCGGCCAGCGCGAAGTCATCGACGCCGAGACCGTCGAAGTCCCGCCCGCCTCACCCGCTCCTGCGCCCGACCCTGGACCCGAGCCAGAAGCCGAGCCTGTCGGAGCGCCTGGTGACGACCCCGGCCCGGCTCTTGGCATGGCTGACCGGCGGCGACCCGCTCCAGCGCCCGGCGGCAAGGGCGGCGACGTCTACTCCGCCCTCGGCTTCCCCGACGTCCTCGGCGGGCCTCGGCAACCCGACGAGGAAGGTCGGCCAGATCGTGCTGCCGGTGCGCAGCGAGGTGACGCTCCACACCAGCGAGCCGCCGATGCCGCCGACGTCGGAGCTGACGACGCGGGGCCGGGTGAGCTGGGCGCAGGCGGGGATCAGCCAGGAGGTGGAGACCTCGACGGCTGGAGCAACATCGAGGACGACTTCTAGCCCGTCCATCCAGCACGACGTCGAGCTGACCGAGCGCCACTCGATCAGCCTGCGCGCGGGCGACCTGCCCGACAACGGGGCCGGGGCCATCGACGTGCTGCGCCTCCACGCCCAGGCATACGCCCGCGACCGGGGCTTCGAGATTACCGGCGGCATCATGGCGCGCGTGAGCACGCCCGTGCCCGACCCGCGCGAGCAGATCATCGCCGTGGAGTTCGACGTCATCGTCGGCAAGGGCCACCTCGGCATCGACCGGCCCGAGGACGACACCTGGGTCTGGAGCTTCCCCGCCCTCGATCACAACTGGCGGCTCCTCGACGGCGCGCTGTCCGACCCCGAGGACCGGCCCCGTCGGCGTCGCGTCAACGTCCGGCCCGAGGGCCAGGGCGGCGCAGGCGGCGGCAAGGTCGTGCCGATGCCGGGCGTCGTGCTCGGCCCCGGCGGCGGAGGTGTCAGCGGCACGATCTCCGGCCAGGGCGGCAGGGGCGGAATGCCCGGCGGCTGGCAGGGTGGCCCGGCGATCAGGGGCGAGGGCATCGCGCCGCCGATCCACCCGGCCTGGAGCGACCCCGACCACCCGGTCAGCAAGGAGCTGCGCGAGACCTACGCGCCGCCGATCCCGCCGGTCGACCAGCGCCCGCCCTGGATGCGCCGGGGCGAGGGCTGGGACGAGGACGGCGAAGGCCCGCTCGGTGAGCAGCGCCCACCCGGCCTGGACTGACCCGCTCGGCGACATCGCCCGCTTCGCCGAGCAGGCCCGCGCCAACTACCCCGCCGTCGTCGCCGACGCGCGCCAGACCGAGGAGGCCCTGATGGGCAAGGCCCGAGGCGTCACCCGTACCCGCTTCCCCGGCGGCGAGCGGCGTCGGCCTCGCCGCGACCACGACACCGTGGCGCGCGATCGCCACAAGCACCGCCTGGAGAACAACTGGCGCATCGTGACCACCGAGGACGGCGAGGTGCTGGCGCTGGAGCCGGGGCGCGACTTCGAGCAGACCTTCGAGGGTGGGCCGGACCCGTTCTGGGACGCGGTGGAGTTCGCCGCCCGCTGCTTGCGTGGCGAGGCCGACCCGACGAGCTAACATGCGGGTGTGACTTCCCCGACCCCGCAGCGCTCCACCGACCTGTCCACCCGCCACTCCTCGGTCGCCTCGGTGGCCGGGTGGCTGACCAACGTCAACCCCAACTTGCCTGGTCCGCAGCGCCTCCTCGCCCAGGACATCGCGCAGCTCACCGGCCTGCTGCTCACCCGGCTGGACGATGGCCCCGAGCTGACCGCCGGTCTGCGCAAGCTGCTGGAGGCCAAGGACTGCTTCGTGCGCCAGTCGCTCGCCGACGAGCGCGCCGCGACCGGGGAGCTGAGCAACTGATGGGCGAGGTGGTCGACATCCGCTCCGGCGAGGTGATCGAGGGCGAGGTCGTGGAGCCGGACGCCCTGGACCGCCTCGACGCCGCCGAGCCGCCCCTGATCCCGGCGGGCGAGTTCATCGAGCAGCGCGTCCGGCTGACCCGTCAGGAGTTCGCCGCCGTCGCGGCGGGCGAGTACCCGGCGGGCCGGACACCCGAGCACGGCGGGCCGGTGATCATCGACAAGCGCGGCAGCCGCAACCCGAGCGCCGCCGCCCACAAGGCCGAGCAGCAGGCGCGCGAGCAGCAGCGCCAGGCCCAGGCGCACTGGACCCAACAGGCTGCCGGGACGATGTTCTGGGAGGCCCAGCGCGTCGCGGTGGCCGACCCCGACCTCGGCGAGGCGATCCTGGCCAAGCGCGCCGAGCTGGTGGCCGGAGCCAAGAAGAAGGGCATCCTGGTCTGATGGTTCACACCCTCGCCTACTGGCTCGGCGTCCTGGTCGCGGCGGCGATCATCGTCGTGGCGATCGTCGCGGTGCTGGCGGGCATCGTCTGGGCCGGGTCGGCGATCTTCGAGCTGGCGGGCCTGGCATGACCGAGCACGCGACCGGACGGGTGGTCAATCACGACCCGCGCAACCGCGACTACGAGGCCCCGCGCGCAGCGGTCCGGCCCGTGTCGGTGCTGCACACCCTCGGCCCGGTGCTCAACCAGCGCGACGTCAACGGGTGCGTCGGCTGGACCGGCGCGAACCTACTCAACGCCGCGCTCGCCGTCGGCGCGCGGTCGAAGTTCTGGGGCCGGACCACTCAACGCTTCACCCGGTCCTACCTCGGCGACGAGCAGGGCAAGGAGCTTTACTCGCTGGCCACCCGCAACGACCCCTTCCGCTGGACCTACCCGCCGAGCGACAACGGCTCCTCGGGCCTGGGCCTGGGTAAGGCGCTGGTGGCCCTGGGCGCGATCGACGGCTACGACTGGACCTTCGACTTCGGCCAGCTCATCGCGCACGCGCAGCGCCAGCCCGTGGCGATCGGCATCGTCTGGACCGATGCGATGGGCGACCCCGACAGCAAGGGCCTGATCCACATCGGCACCGACGCCCAGCTCCGGCGGGCAGTCGACCGCAACCTCGGCCATGAGGTGACGCTGCGCGGGATCAACTGGCCCCGCAAGCTCGCGCGCATCCGCAACCAGTGGGGGCCGGACTGGGGCCTCAAGGGCGACGCGCTCATCCCGCTGGACGAGCTGGAGCGCCTGGTCATCGACCACAAGGGCGATTGCATGGTGCCCAGGCTGGCGGCGGCATGACCGCGCCGCGCCCGTTCTCCTGCGCCAGCCAGGCCCACGTCTGGACGGCGATCGTCCTATCGTGCCTGGCCATAGGGCTGGGCATCGCCAACCTCGGCATCCTGCTGGCGGCGGTGATCGAGTGACCGGGGGCGCAGGCGAGGCCGACTTCCCGACCGAGCGCTGGCAGCCCGACGAGCTGCTCGTCCCGGCGATCCTGGCCGGGTCGCGCACGACGATGGCCGACCTGTCCGCGCCGGACCGAGCCTGGGTGGTCGCTCACATGAAGCTGGCCGGGTACACCGCCGAGCAGACCGCCGACCGCCTGGACTGCTCGGTGCGCTCGGTGCGCTCGGTCTGGTCGGACGCGGGCGTCATCGTGGCGCTCTACCTGACCGAGGCCGACAACTTCGGCCAGACCTACCGGATGCTCGACGGCGAGCTGCGCCAGATCGTGGTCGCCCTCGGGGAGGCCGAGCGCGACCGCGACCGATACAAGGCCCAGCTCGACCGGATGCTCGACACGCTGATGACCGACGGGCGGGTGCTGTCCTTCCCGTGCGGATGCCCGCGCACGCGCTACAACACCTACGTCGCGCCCAAGACCGGCAAGGCCGGATGTCGTGAGCACCGCCGCCAGGCGGTGGCCCGGCACCGAGCGCGACGTCGTGAGCTGAGCACGGCGTCGGCCTAGCCTGGAGGCATGGCCAGACCAGGACGCGCCAAGGGCGTGAGCAGCAGATCGCGCGGCACCCGCGCGTCCGGCACGATCAAGGGCGCTCGCCGGGGCCGGTCGCCCTCGATGGCCTTCGGCAAGCGCGGCGGTGGCCACAGCGGCACGACGACGCCCTACGGCAAGGGCACGCCCTCGATCAAGCGCCGCGACGTCTACGACGCGCTCCGGCGCGAGGGGAAGTCCAAGCGCGTGGCGGCGAAGATCGCCAACGCGGTGGCCAACGGGACCAACGGGCGCGGCATCCGAGGCCCGGCTGGCGGCGGCAAGCGCCGGAGCCGCAAGGGCTGAAGGGACCGACTTAGCGGGTGTAATGACCACGGTCATTACCAGCCGCCAGCGGTTACCCTCCACAACGAAAACCGCCCCGCTGGCGGCGGGGCGGGGCGGTTCTCGATTCATCAGGCGATGGGCCTCCCGTTGTGCTCGATGTTGAAGGCGATCGTGTCGGCGAGGTCGGCGCGGGCGGCTTCTTCGGTGTCGCCGTAACCGAGGGCGGCGGAGCCGCCGGGGCCTCGGAGGGTGGCACGGTAACGGCTGTTCGGAGGGCAGAAGCGATCGAAGTCGACTTCGGCGGTCTCGGCAAGCTCGATAGCGGTCATCTTGAGACTCGATTCTCTATTTAGGTCCGGCGGGGCGATCCCGCCTACAAGAGATAACTTACCTGCCTAAGTCGGGTAAGTCAAGCCGATTGCAGAAGTTCGTAATACTCGCAGGTCAGAGGGTGCTTGTCGAGGTAGTGCGCGCGGCATGATCGGCAATGATCGTCCGGCCCGTAGGGGTCGAAGTGGATCGAGCCGGGGTCGTCGCGCAGCTCGCACATCCGCCGGTAGCCCTGGCGATGCGAGCACGTCGGGCAATGGGGCCGGATGTTGTCGCGGCGGTAGGTGCCGCCCTCCTCGCCGGGGATGATCCGGTCGACGCACATCGTCGCCGTGGAGACCATCGCGCCGCATTCCCAGCAAGGCACCTTCTCGCCGTCGCCGCCCCAGGGCGCAGCCGTCGAGACCAGCCACTCGCGCCGGGCGCGCCGGTCGTAGCTCGATCCGCGTTTGTCGTTGCCGGTGATCGAGCGCGACAGCCCCATCAGCTCATCCTGCCGCGTCGGCGTGCGCGGGCGTCGATCGACGCGCAGGCGGGCAGATGGTCGCCGTCCTCGGGCGTCCGGCAGCACGCGCGGAGGTGCGGGCGCTCGGTCTCGGTGCTGGCGGGCTTGCCGCAGATGACGCACGAAGGCCAGCCGAAGCCACCCGAGGGGTCGGCGAAGTAGCAGCGGTGATCGCCCGCCCACTCGCTCATCGGCCCGAGCACCGCCCGCCAGGCGGGCACGATGGGCACCCGTGGCGATCGTGGGCCAGCTCGCGGTCGCTGATCTCCAGCAGCGTCATGTCGACGCTGAAGCGCGGGTAGCCGGGCCGGTGCTTGGCCTCCGGCGGCGTCCACCCGTGCGGTCGGCGCAGCAGCACCGTGGTGCGGGCGTGCTCGGCGTCGTTCTCCTCGACGCGGTAGACGTGGCCGGTCGCATAGCCGACGTAGACGATCCCCGGCGGGTAGTGCGGGGCCTGCTCGGGCATCGCGTGGCGGCTCATCGGTCGCACCGCCCTGGGCGGTGGACCAGGAAGCACGCCGAGCAGACCACCTCGTCGGGCCGGACGGTCAGGTCGGCCAGCGTCAGCGGGTCGGCGCTGTGGCGCTGGGTCGGCCCCTCGGCGGGGTCGTCAACATAGAGACCGTTCTCGTCGGAGTAGGGCCAGCCGTCGGGGTCGGCCACGCTCTCGGGGTCGGGCACCGCGCCGCGCTCAGCGCGCCGGAGCTGCTCGGCCTGGTAGCTCATTGCCTGGCTCACCTGGTCGCTCATCCGCCCAGCCCCTTGCGTCGCTCCAGCCGCCGGAGCTGCCGCCCCAGGACCGCGCGCTCGGACTTCTCCTGGGCGCTGAGAACGTGGAAGCCGGGCACCCGGCGGCGGATGGTCGCCCAGTCGCGCCCGAGGGTCAGGGCGACCGCCCAGTAGCTCGCGCCGTCCTCCAGCATCAGGCGGGCCTTCTCGACCTCCTCGGGCGTCATCGGGGGCTTGCCGCCGTGCTTCTCGACCAGGCCCTCGTCTACGAGGTAGCGCTGGACCTGGCGGTCGCCGACGCCGAGCGCCTCGGCGATCTGCTTCCTGGTCGCGCCCTGGCTCCACAGCTCGCGCACCTCGGCCCGGCGGGCGAGCGACTTCGCGCGCTGCGCCTCGCGGGCCTGCGGGCTGAAGCGCGCCGAGGGGTTACCCGGCATCGTCGTGTCCTCCTGACGCGCTCGCCTGCCGGACGTCGCCCGCGCCCTCGCGGGAGCACTCCGGCCACAGCTCGCGCAGATTGCACTGGTTGTAGACCTGCTCGGACACCTCGACGCTGCCCACCCAGTCGGGGTTATCCAGGTCGGTGATCGTCAGCCGCCACTCGTCGGGGTAGGGGATGAACATCGGCGGCGTGCCCGGCGAGCAGACCATCGTCGTGCCCGCGCCCGAGCAACTGCCCGGCATCCCAGGGATGAACGTGACCCCGGCGGGTGTGAAGTTCGCGTCGGTGACGAGACCGTGCTCGGGCACGGGGCGGCGGTCGTCGCCACACCCGGCGAGCACCAGCGCCGCAGCGGCGGCGATCAGTGCGCGCTTCATCGCTGCGAGTCCAACGTCGGCACGCGGACAGGCCCGTGGGTCGGGCAGGCCAGCCGCCCGACCTGATCGCAGGCCCCGCAGACGTGCGCGGTCTCGCGCTCCTCGCGGCGCTTCTCGATCTCCAGCAGCTCGCCGAGCTTCGAGTCCATGCCCTCCAGCAGGCCGAGGAAGCGGTCCACGGTCTCCTTGATGTTGATGTCCAGCTTAAGCCCAGGTAGGCCCATTTACTTAGCCCTTCTACTTGATGTCAAGACCGGCCCGGCGGAGCTGGGCCAGCGCGTTCTTCAGTCCTCGCCAGTCCGACGGCGTGCCCGCCAGGCTGCCGATCAATACCCCGGCCTTGTAGACCTTCCAGTGGCCGGTCTTGCTGCGCGACGGGCGCACCTCGCCGCCCGCTTCCTCGATGCGCCGGAGTAGCTCGCGGACGTCCTTGTGGGTGCCTCGTTTGCCGCCTCCGGTACCGGGCACCGGCCCGCCCCGCGTCATCGGGCGCGCTCCGCCAGCCAGGTGGTCAACTGGCGCACGATCGCACCGACCTGGGAGGCATCGAGCGCCGCCTCCAGGTCGGGCTGATCGAAGGCGGCGAACATCGAGACCCCGACCTCGGCGAGGTGCGGGTCGGTCTCGATGATCACGCCCGCGCTGTCGGTCGGGTCCGCCGAGGCGTAGGTCTCGCGGATCATGCCGCCGCCTCCTGCGCCATCGCCAGGCCCTTGGCCAGGTGGGCGAAGAAGTGCATCACGTCGCCGTTGCGGAAGTCGATCTTGACCAGCACGGTCTTGATCTGGGCCTGCTCGGCGGGGCTGGCGGACTTCGCCGCGTCGATCACGACGCCGAGCGGGATCGAGTGATGGCCCCAGAAGCCGTCGGTCTCGATCTCGAAGCGGTGCTCGCGGTCCAGGCCCTTCTCGTCGGCCAGGGTGTCGATCCAGGTTGAGAACTTCATCGGGTGCTCCTCGGGGTCGTGGGCCGGTCGCTCCGGCCTGCTGATATAGAACTTACCCGACAAGGGCGGGCAAGTCAACATTTCGCGCCCGACGAATAGAACGGGCTTCTCGCCTGCGCAGACGCCGCCGGGGCGGGGCTGCTTCGGCGAGGTATTCGGGCGTCCAGGACATCACCACGCCCGGCCCGTGGACCGGGTGGTCGACCTCGCGGCGCTCGAAGCGCGTCCTGATCCAGTGGTGGCCCTGGCAGTCCGAGGAGCCGCAGACGATCTGGCGGACCGGGCGCGTGCGCCCCGGTAGTGCGCGATGCTTCGCCATCACTCGCCGCCCAGCTCGGCGGCGCTCGCGCCCTCGCCGGGGATGTAGGGGTCGGCGATCACGCGGCGCAGCTCGCTGCCGGGGATGCCGGAGTAGTCGACGCCTCCGAGGTACGTCTGGGGTTGATCTTGTTGTGCCATGATGGCGGGGCCTCCTGTCGGGGTAGGCGGTTGGGTGGTCGGGGTCGGTGTTGCCCGGCGGGTGTTGACACTCACCCGCCGGGCCTGGGCGAGGTTATCGGCCCTGCTTCACCTCCTCCAGCTCCTCGGCGGTCACGCGGCGGATGGTCCCGCCGACGTAGAACTCGCGGGCCTGGGCGCGGACCTCGGCCTCGGTGCCGGTGAAGGGCACCTCGCGGGCGGCGGTCTCGATGACCCAGTAGAGGTGGGCGTCGTCCTCGACGTCGACCAGGGTCCAGGAGCCGATCGGGTCGCCGACGGTCAGGCGGTCGCGGCTCAGCGCGTTGAGCGTGCCCTCGTCGCTTCCCCAGCCCTTGACGAAGGTCTTGCTGGCGGTCGCAATGTCGATCATGCGGGCGCGGGCCTCGCGGCGGTCGGCGTGGGTCGTGACCTCGGTGCGTCCGTAGAGGTGGACGGTCAGCTTGGCGATCATGTCGGTGGTCTCCTTGTCCGGCGGGTCGATCCCGCCTCTACAAATGAAATTACCCTACTTCGGCAGGCATGTCAACATCTGGGGCGCGACAAATTGCCGCGCCCCGCGCGCCTACCCGCAGAGGCGGGCCTGGCGCAGGTACTCCCAGCCCTGGGCGATCAGCTCGGCCTGGATCGGCTCGCCCGCGAACAGCGAGGCGCGCTCGGCCATGTCCTCCGCCGCCTGGAGCAGGATCGCCTTGCGCTCGGCGAGCTGGACGCGCGCCTCGGCGGCGTTGCGGGCGGTGAGCCGGGGGAGGGTGAGGGTTGCGGACATGGTGACCTCCTGGGGTCGAGGGGCGGCGGGACGGTCCCGCCTGCCTGCTGGTTGTGGCCGGGTGGCCCCGGTCAGACGATGCTGACCGGGACGGCGACGGCGGCGTCGGTGCGCCAGTTCCAGATGCGGTCCTTGGCTGCCTTGAGCGCCAGCTCGGCGGAGCCGTGGAAGCTGACGACCGCCCAGCCGATCTCGTCGTCGCTGCGACCGTCGAAGTGAAGGGCGAGCGCGTGGGTGTACTCGCGGGCCGAGGTGCGGGTGGCGGTGTGGCCCTCGTAGGTGGCGGTGTACTTGATCTTCTTGGCCATGATCTTGGTCCTTCCTCCGGCGGGTCCGTCCCGCCTCACATGAACTAAGTTACCTGCCGAAGTCGGGGAAGTCAAGCCCCAGACCGAAGTTTCTTCGATCTGGGGCTTGACCTGCGATTACTCGCCGTAGGGGCCGGTGATCAGTCCGCCCCGTGCGAAGCCGACCCGGCGGGTCGACTCGACCCGGCCATAGTCGCCCATCCGCTCGGCGACGGGCGGCTCGACGCCCTCGGGGAGCAGGAAGTCGCCGGGCGTCAGGACGCGCAGCGTCGACCAGTTCGCCTCGCCGATCGTCTGGAGCAGCCCGGCCCAGTTGAGCCGGTCGCGCGTGGCCTGGCTGCCGGTGACCATCCAGCGCACCGAGCGAGGCCCGACGCGCCAGCCGACGGCGGCGTAGTGATACTCGCGCCCGCTCATGTACTTGCTGAAGGTCACGAAGGCCGGACCGTCGTCGCCGACGGTCGGCTGCTTCGGCCTGGTGGCCTCCGCCTCGGCGGCTGCCGCTGCTGCCGCCTGCTGGCGCAGCTCCTCGGCGATCGCGGCGGCGCGGTTGGCCTCCGCCATCAACTGGGCAGCGGTGACCGGGCGGGCCACGCTTCCCTCGGTGCCCTCCACGGGCCTGTCATCTTCGGACACGGGCGTGCCCTCCTTCCTCGGGTGGTTGACCCCGCCGGACGGTCCGGCGGGGCCTCGGGGCGATCTACCGCTCGGTGCGGATGATCTTCCAGACCAGCTCCACGGTGTCGCCGGTCTGCGAGCTGACGGCTGCCTGGCTCCAGGGCACGCCCTCGGCAGGCTCCAGGGCCATCACGCGGTCGGCAGCCTCCAGGATGTCGGCGGCGCGGCGCAGGCCCGTGGCGCTGCGGTAGCGGTCGCTGACCAGCCAGTCGGCCTCCTTGCGCATGTAGTCGCGGAGGGCGACGCGGGCCTCGTCCAGCGACTCGCCGGAGTAGATGCTGACGTGAGCCATTGCGGCATCCTCGTCGGTGCGAGCGCCCTTGCTGTCGCGGGTGGCGAAGTAGCGGATCATGGTTGCCTCCTTGGGCAGTGGCGGCGGGCCGGTCCCGCCTGACATCCACGAAGTTACCCGCCTAAGTCGGGGAAGTCAAGCGAATATCCGAAACTATTTTTCTGACCCCAGATGTTGACAAGCCTGCCGAAGTCGGGTAACTTCGTATTCAGAGGCGGGACGGACCCGCCGAGGAAGGCAGAC